ATAACTTTTACGGGGAAGGCTATATGAATCAAGAATCCATACAAATAATCGCTTTAAATATTATCGCCAGCAACAAAGATTTAACGGAGGAGTTTATGGACAGACAAGCATTTGGATTTGGGAAGAAGACGGAGCCAAAGGAAAGCCCGTCGCAAGCTGAAGAAGCGGAGATGTCGGCGCCGGAGATTTTGAAGAAGCGAGTGTTGAACGCCAGCGCTAAAGTGGAGGCGTACTACTCAGCCCTCAAGTCTGTTCAAGACGAAGTAGCCAAGTACCAAGAGAAGCAGATGGAGCAGTTCAATATCCCTAAGCTTCAGGAAGAATACTCCAAGGTAATCTCTTTCATTAAAGATGCCATCCGAGCCTTGCCTCAACACGAAGCCCTGATAGAGAGCATGGTTTATACGCTTAGAGAAGCGTCGGAGCGGAACGTGGTGGCGCCCAAGTCCATTGATGCCATGAACGACGTTATCAGCAAAATCAACGCCATGGTAAAGCCAAGCAAGTTGAAAGCTTGGGAAGAACTTAAGCTCCAACTCTTTAAAATGGAAGATGTGAAAGAAGGCTGGTCAGAATATCTTCAAACTGAGCAGAAGAAGCGCCCCAAGGAATTGCAGGAACCCAATTGGGAAGCCATGGCGCCGGAAGATTTGAAGAAGTTGCTTGGGCCAAGAAGTTCATTGAAGGTTGCGGCGAGCGCATGGGATACCTTGAAGGCTTGGTTCAATGAACTTAAGAGCTTATTCTCAATCACTTTGGGTTCCATAGAGTCTGACAATGCGCAGTGGGAAGAAATCAATCAGGAGTTACATGCGATAGCGTAGGAGAGAATGTGGATTTGATTAAAACAATAGTGAATGGGTTTTTGATGGGATTTGGCGGAACGTTTGGGTATTGGCTTGCGAAAGTTATTTTGCATTTGTGCCACGGCACGATTTGATGAAAGCTCTCAAGCAATTATCGAACACGCGTTTGATTTTAGGTGGGCTGCTTGAGCATTTGGAAGACACGTTGATGACCGCTCTTATTGAAGAATCCATGGATGAAGACAAGCGGCAAATTTTGCAGAGCATTTTAAGTAAAGCGAAGGAATCTCAGGTTATATTGGGAGACTTCAATAACGAGGGAGGAATGATTTATGGCTAAGCCGATTTGGAACACAGGCAACGCTCAAGCGATTGTAGGAACGGGGAAGGTTACGTCGGTTCAGGTGACGACAAGTGCCCAGCTTTTTGACAGTGCGACAGGAGCCAATGGATTGACCATGACAGTTTTGCTTTTGGCTGGCAGTCATGACTTTCCGAACGGATTGGATTTTCATAGCGGTGTGTACGTGGCAGCGACAGACGCCTGGGTTATTGGGATTGCTGGCGCAGAATATATTGGAGGATGACATGAGCTGGACAAAACAAGCGGAGACATTTGGTGGAGACCCAGACACTTTGCCTGGGATGGCGCAGCAGTTGAGACTCATCGCTGATGCTTTGGACGCGGGGAATCCAAGCCCTGCTGATTTGGACGGCATCATCAATGAGCTGGACAAGATTGGCGCGGTGTTGTCGAATTATTAATGAACGTTCAGCTGCCGGAACGATATCGGGTTATTTTTGACCGTGTACTGGCGCATGATGAGTGGTTGTTCGATACCATCCCATCAGTAATGACCATGCGGCGGTACATCAAGGGCGAGTTCTGGCCCGTGGTTGAATTTGACAAGCCGGACAGCGAGATATGGGTTGAAGTGGTTAGGTTGGAGCCAGGATTGTATGCAAGGCGACCCGTGGGATTTACCAAGGTTAAAGTGGACTGGAATTAAAATATGAAAAAACAAGGCAACGTTCTCGATTACAGCATGAGCGGACTCGACCAATCCATTTGGGAGAGTGACGGAACCCTTAAGCAGGCTGTCAAAGAAGACATCCTATCTAAAATAGAACCCTATCTTCAGGACGTGCCCTGGATTGAAACCATGCGCATCCTCGGCTCTCTCACTTCGTTTCAATGGAATCGCCGTTCCGACCTTGACCTTCATATCGTGGTGGATTGGGATAAGCTTAAAGCGGAATATCCTGGTCTTTCTCAAGACGACCTCGATGAAATCTTGGATTCGTATAAGGATGAAATGCGTGACCAGCAATGGAAAGTGCTGGATACTGAACATCCTTTCGAGGTTTCGTTTGAGACTCCGCATATGCAGGCGCATACCACGGATGGAATTTATGATTTGAAAACGGATACGTGGGAACAGGCGCCGCGTACCGTGGATACTGATTTCGACCCTGAGTCGGTTTACTCGTCAATCATTGATGATGCTGAAGGCATGGTGCAGGAACTTGACGTGGCTATCGGGAACGCAAAGAGAGACATCAAAAACATTGATGCTCTGAAAGAAGCTATTGAGACCATGGACTCTGCCTCCCGTTCAAAATTTCAGAACCGCCTACAAGAACGTACCGAGGAATTAGAGAACGAGCTGATTGCTATTATGGATAAAGCGCAGGAAGTCTCTGATGAGCGGGATGTAGACTATGAGCCGGATTCGGAGGAAAACATCACATTCAAATACCTCCAGAAGTTCGGCTATATTTGGTTGTGGAAGAACCTGGAAAAAATACTTGGAGATGCGGACGAGAACCCTTCATTGGATGTCAGTCAGGTTGACAAAGTGGAGGAAGTGCTGGACGAATCTTCTACGGATATGGGGGACAAAAGGGCGTCGAAAAATGTTCCACGTGGAACATTTTGGCGTGCGGCGGAAGCCGTGTATTGTAAAGATTGTGGGTCTCCCAAGCCGCCTATTGAGATAAACGACGACGGGGGCTGTATCAATTGCCAAGCCAGCTGGACACGGACGGCGCAGGAACCAGGTGAACCAAGAGTTATTGATAATCAACCCAAAGCGATTGAACGTGGCGACAAACCGCCAATGCCAGCGGCGGCGGTGGACGAACCGTTGAAAGAGCTTGATGATGAATCGCTTGCGACAGATAATGAGACGACCCCCCAAAAGTTGACTGTGCTGTCGCCTTCCGACCCCCGTCCCGCATCGCCAACGGAGCCAGCCGACAAGAATCCGGCGTGGAAATGGAACGACGAAGTGACCACCAATGTTGAGCGCGTGCTGCCCGACCTTGTGTCGATGTATTTTGAATTTGACCCCGCCAATTACAAAACCAATGTGGTCTTGACCAATCTTGATTCGGCTGAAGGCATGGTGTTCGCGGATGTGTTCGTGGAATTGTTGAATAAGGCGACGGGCGTGAAGGACGGGGAGATGCGCTTGACCTTATCCGGCACTATTGAATCCGGCGTCAACCCTGGCAAGGATGGTCAGGAATATTGGGATGACCTTGCTGATGTGGACGTGTCTATCGAGGACATGAAAAAGTGGGCGAGTCAAAAGAAAACGGGCGCCCAGTTTGGTTTCGTGGGCACGTGCGTGGATATTCTTGAAGACCCATCCTCGCCATTTGGTGACGCTACAGAGATGGCTCAGGCTGTGGAGAGCGGGGTGGAGATGACCGAGCCGGAGTTTGTTGACGCGGTGGGTGACATGAGTGCTGTGCCAACGAGCAAGGCTGTGAGCTTTTGGAAGGCGGAGGATGCGTCATTGGTTTGGGCTTACGATGGCGCAAAGGATATTCATTATTTCTTTGGGCGCACGGCGGCGCAGATTCCCACCAAAACCGTGTGCGCATGGTGCGGCAAGCATTTGAAGGGCGACCCCAATGCGGAGCGCACCAGTCATGGCATGTGCGCAGATTGCGAAATAGAGGTGAATAATCAAATTGACGAGGATGAAAAACATGATGCCGAGTTTGAATTTGAAGCCGCTATAAGCCTTCAGCCCGTGTACGTGGCAAACCGTATCTTGGACGGCATCACCATAGAAAATCTGAAGGGCATGGACTTTGAAGGGATTCAACATGAGATTTATACCTGGCTGTCCCGCAACCAATTGAAATATACCAAGGAAGACGTGCGCAAGATTCATGACCAGCTGTCCAAGCAGACTGGCATAGAGGCGCCGCCGCCCAAAGAACCCAAGCCGGAGGACGTGGAAGGCGTTGGGCCGCAAGCAAAGCCCGTCATGCCGCCAACTCCTGTGGAGGAGATTGCCAAACCAGCCCAGCCGGAACAACCCAGCGCACCGTCCTCGTCCGACGAAGAACCCGCTCTCGTTCCTGGTCAGGAGCCTGTCATCAAGACCAATCCAAGCGCACCGACCCCGCGCCCCCAGCCCAAGATAATCAGCCGTATGATGGCAGTGAAGCGGGGCAGCGGCTTCGTGCCTGTGGATAAGTCTGATAACTCTGTGGATAAGTCAAAGTTATCACAATCCGATAAGGTTCCTAATCTCCATATAAATGCTGCCGTGGAAAAAACATGGCAGAGTTATTTCGCTCTCATTAATAACCATCCGCATTGGAAGACGGCGCGGGCGCGTGGAGACAGGAGTCGGTTTGAATGGATTCCAGGGAAGTGCGCGAGCGATAAAGAATTTGTTGCTCTGCTTGAGCTGGAAGCGTCTCTGCGTGCCGACGCGCGGGTGTTGAAGGTGAAGGCGGACGCTGTAGACCATAAAGAAAATCTGCTCAATCTTGCCTTTGACGTGATGGGGTACGAAGTCGACCCGAACCAAACCCCGTTCCTGAACGAGAAGCAGGCTGAGACAGTTGCGAAGCGTTATCATGCTGAGTCAGCACCAGGATACGGCGCCGACAAAACCGAGAAAGACCTTTACGCTTATCTGGTTCAGCTTGGGTGGGTGAAGCCAGCGACTCAACATGCTCATACTGATACTGCTCCAGAAAGAAACGATGGTTCACAAACCATATCGCCTGCGGCAAGAGATAGAGACCGTTTTGAAGATGCGGTTGAGACAGGGACAAAGGATGTTTTTCCAAATGCTGGCGCTCCTATGCCTACTATCCCTGTTAATAGTACACAGCAATTAGCAAAAGATTTAGTTAAGCTGGGCACTATGAATGAGAATGAAATCGTTGAAGATTTAATGGGTCAATTTAAAATTACGGAAGCGCAGGCATTTGATGTTCTTGATGGGGAAATAGCCGATGAAAGAAATTGAACTTACCAAAGGTAAAGTGGCAATAGTTGATGATAGTATTTTTGATATTTTGAATTCATTAAATTGGTTCGCCGTTAAGAGTCGAAATGTTTTTTATGCTGCGCGTCATGTAAATACTGTTGATGGGGTTCAAAGAGCAGAATATATGCACCATTTTATTATTGGGTTCCCTCGTATCAAAGGCATGATGGTTGACCATAAGGATGGAGACGGCTTAAATAATCAGAGAGAAAATTTAAGAATTGTGACTCAACGGGTCAATAGTTCTAATCGAACTGCGAGAAGGAATGGTAAAACTTATTCAAAATACATTGGCGTGACTTGGGATAAAAAACGTAACAAATGGATTGCCCAAATAAGATTTTCGGGAAAAAATAAGAACCTTGGGAGCTTTAACAGCGAACAAGAGGCGAGCGCGATGTATCAGGAAGCTGTCGCAGCTTTGCATTAAAGGAGAGATTTCAATGGATAATTTAATTCCGCCGAAGAAACGATTGATGAACGAACCGAAAGACAGAATGGCTCCTGCCAAGATAAAGCAGGAATCGGAAACATGCGCCAAGTGCAACGGTGCTTGCGGTTGCATGGCGTCGGCGAGCGAGAAAACTCCTTATCAGAAACATAACGAGCTTGGTCATAAAACAACTTTCAATTCCCCTGACGCTTATTCCAAGGTGGAGGAATGTGAAGATTGTGGTGCGCGATATCATCTTAAGATTGTGAAGGCTGCTTCCTGGACAAAGGTTGCCAAGGACTGGGAAACCTGCACCGAATGCGGCGGTGAAGGGCATATGGATGGCAAGGAATGTCCGGCGTGTGAAGGCACGGGAAGATTGCCGAAGTTAGAAGCTGCCTACGGCGATAAACGCAGCCATCCCAAAATAGAAATCTTTGTTGATAAGGAATACAAGGCAACCACGACATGGGCGAAGACCTGTCAAGAAGCCAAAGAGAAATATTTGGCTGAACATAAAGACCTGAAGCCGGAGCAAGTGCAATGCTCGTTTAAGAAAGAAGCTGGCATGAAGAAACAAGCCGATGACCAACTCATCATTCAAAAGGAAGAAACCGTGCCGTTGGTTGACTTTGACGAATTGACTGATGAAGAAAAGAAAACGGTTGATTACTTTAAATCAGAAGAATCTGGTCAGGGGAATTTCTTTAGGTTTGATGGCGACGTGTTTGACTTGGGAGAGTTCGTGGTCGTGGAGAATGACGAGTTGGCGAATCTTGGGTATATCGGTTTTGATACCGTGACGGCGTGGAGTGGGTATGCCGTTAAAGAACCAGATATGCAAAACAACCAAGTGACCGTGGCTTATTTTTATTATGGCTCTAAACCAGGCGGCGAGAAGAAAGCTGGTATGGTGAAGCGGCTCGTGACGGCGCTTGATGAAATGGGCGAAGACGCTGACGCGCCTGGCGTTGGCGACCCAGAATGGACAGACAAGGTTCTTCAAGAGTCACAGGATTATTTTGCCAAGGCGCATATGGTTCCTGACCAAGATGATTTGATTAGTTATATCCGAGATATCGCTGACAATGAAGCTGGTATTGATGTGACCATGGAAATGGCGGCTGAGTATTTTCAGGATTGGTCGACGTGGCGGGATACCAAGAAAGCGTCATTAAATAAGAAAGCCGACTTCGCCGACGAACATGGCATCCCTGATGACGAAATTATAGATGACATGGGGATAAATGGCGGCCCATCTGAAGAAGATGTCATTATTCAAGGCGAAGGCACGTTGGGCGCCGAGACTGTCGCTTACGCAGGCGGCAAAAAAATCGCCAAGCTGCATGATGATTGGGACAAGTTCTATGGCGACATTTATGCTTGGATGCAGAAGGAGAATTATTACCCGAATGTGTGGCAGATATCTGACCACGGCAACGCCAGCATTGATGGTAATTTCGGTGAATATCTTGGTAGGAAGCATGGGAACAAGACCGCCAGTCGCGATGAAGGAATGTACGGCGAATCTTATTTCAAACAAAATGGGTTTACTCGCACAGATGAAGATACGAATCAGTGGGTAAAGAAAATATCTGAAAATGAGTTTATGGTGTTTGACCATGGAGTGTTATTCGATATTGATTTGAAAGATTATTCAGCACAACAACTTGAAGATGCTGTGAAGTCTTATTACGGTGGCGGGATGAAGGAAGTTTCTGAGCATTACGGTGCTGACGCCAATAAAATTGTTGCCGAAATCATAGCCGAAAGCGATATGGGCACAGAAGCAAGTTCAAAGACCGCCAGCCGCGACGAAGAAATAGTGAAACGCGATGTGGAGCTTGAGCAAGCTGCCATAGATGAATACCGTGGGCAGAAGGAAGACGCCAGCCCAGACCTTCAGAAAGTGCTTGAGCATACCATTGAGCAAGAGCGCGAGCATCGCAAAGAGTTTGAGGAAAAGAAGATTATCAGTGCGCAGGACAATCTGTGTATTCAATGCGGCTTGGGCATTAAAGAGGATGGCTCTGACTTTTGCGAGCGTTGCAACAGCAAGGTTCGCAAGGAAGTGAAACAGAAGACGGCTGCGCAGGGAGGCTCTGTCACTTTGCGTTTTGAGCAGCTGCCGCCCAAAGTCTTTGATTACATGAACGAGATGCGTTTGCCGAATCCTCCAGCAGGAACGATTGATACGGAAGATTGGCAGTTTACATTCTCTTATGCGGATGATGGCGCCATTGATGTGAGCGTGAATGGCGAACATGCTTTGTCTTTAGAGAAAGATGTCGAGGTTGATGCGTTCCGCGAAGTGGCTGACCTTATTGCTGGCGGCGGCACAACAAAGACAGCTGCCGATGAATCGTATCAAGGCTTGGGCAAGTTCGTTGGCGCCTATCTTGAAGCGGCGTTGTGGTCTGAGTTAGACCAATCTGATGAGCAAGGCGGAGACCCGCTTGACAAGAATTATGATTTCGCCGACATATCGCCGGAGAGTATGGATAAAGCCAAGGCAGATTGCGCGGCGTTCAAAGAGAAAGCGGGCGAGCTGCTGAATGGTATTGATGAGGAACAGGCTGGGCATGACTTCTGGTTGACTCGCAATGGGCATGGTGCTGGGTTTTGGGATAGAGGTCTTGGCGAAGTTGGTGATAAGCTGACTGAGATTGCGCATTCGTTTGGTGAAATAAATCTTGTCATTGGAGACGACAACAAACTTTATTTGGAGGGCAGTATGAAGCAGGCACGATTTTATGGGATTGAAGACAAGGACTCTATGATTTATCAGAAGGAACGCAAAGATGAGGTTGCTCAGAAAATGGGCGTCGACCCCAAAACTCTTTATGATATGCCGTATGCGGAGTGGGCTAAGTTAGACCGCGAGCATACAGTCAAAGGCTCATTGGACAAAGCGGCGGCAGAAGGAATCAGACGCAAGGGGCCAGGAAAGTTCAGCACCATCATTGACGAAATCCTTTGGACTATGAGTTTGGATGGACTTGGCGAAGAAGCTGGCAGCGTTGAAACAGGCGGCTGGTATGGTCTGTTACGCAGTGTGACTGCCGAGGAAGCCGAGAAGGTTGCGACCGAGCTTGAAGTTGCTCCGCTTACTGCCGAAGAAAAGCAATGGTTCGAGGCGAATCCGTTTATCATTCTTTGGACAGGTGAACAGGGATTTGTTGAATCAAAGGGATATGCGTCTGAAGCAGAAGCACAAAAAGAATGGGAAGGCATCTTGGCGGATACTGCCGAAGAAGGGTTCGATGAAACGGGTGCGCTTCGGAAGGCTATTCTTGAAATTGCTCCCAATGATTTGGACTCGCTCACGGAATGGGTGCTCAATGATGAAGGGCTTTATAATTGGGCAATGAGTGAAGTGAGCGGCGGAGCGGATGCTGTTGGCGATTTGGATAATCCTGCATTCGTTCGTTGGATGGAAGACAATGCTCAAGAAATTGCCGCCGCCGTAAATAAGAAGCTTGGCGGGAGCCGGAGAGCTGGCTTGTCTGACCAAGTGAAGTCGTTGCGCCGGAAACTGAAGGATTTGGACGTGGACAAAGCCGACCCATCTGAGATTGCTTCAACAGTGGACGCGCTTGAGAAATTGGAAAAGCGTCTTAAAGACCAGCAGGAGACGCGCAAGACCAAGAAGGAAGAAAAAGCCAAAGCAGCTGAGGAAGCGGCGAAGACAGAAGTAACGGCAGCGGCGGGCGAGCCTACGAATTTTCAATGTGAAAAATGTGGATATAAATTTGTTCGTAATCGCGCCAATGAAACTATCTATTGCCCTCATTGCGAAACTTCGCAAGTCACCAAGATAGCTGCGGTAAGAGAATCCAAGTTGCCCAAGAAGCAACAGGCTGAATTGGACAGAGTTGTTCAGGATGCCGTGTATGGATATCAAATCAATATCATGGACATTGGAAAGGTTTATAAAGTTGCTGAAGCAGCGTATGTGCGCGGCGAAGACGTGACCGAAGCCGTGCATAAGTTGCTTGATACCATTGCGACGAAGACGGCTTCATTTGGCAAGAACGCCGAGGAAGTTTCCTTTCTAGATGTTTACAAAGAATGCCTTGAGCTTGATAAGGGCGACGAACGCAAAGCCGTGGAAAGCGCTTTGTCCATGTGGACAGGTGGAGCGTTTGATGCTGCCGAAGGCGAACGTCGTCAACAAATGATTGACCAAGCCATGGAATTCGTGCAGAAGCAATCTGTCGTGGCGCGTCAAGCTGGCGCTGATGAATATTGGTGTCGGACTTGTGAAATGCCTTTCTTCCCAAATAGAAAGAGTGAACATGAAGGGCATGATGTGGTCGTGACTAGACAAGCTGGTGGCGCCGTGGAAAAAACTGCCCACATAGACCCAAAGCGCGGGCCGTGGATTGGCAAGTATCTTGAAGTCGATGGCTGGTATGGATGGGCAGTATCGGAGCCGGACGCCGAAGGCAATATGAAAATTGATATGGAAGATGGCAGCGGAATCGTGACGCGTCCCATCAATAAAATATGGGAGACAGACCGTATCCCGCCGGAACGTCATGCGGCGTTGGATAAGAAAGCATCGTATTGGATTACGGTTTGGAAGCAATTACCAAATAGTGATTTAGAAATTTCCATTGACGCTGAAGGTCAAGCTGAATTAAAAGAAAAAGTTGCGGCAGGCGATACGAGTGATAACCTCATGTATGAAGTTTTTGAGCCTGTCACTGACGCTGGTTTAATGTGGGTCAACCCAGAAGACATCGGCGCTCTTACGTCGGCTCCGATTCTTTCTGATGCAGTGCTTGATGACGCTGGTCATTTACGCGCCGAAGAAGGCGTCAATATTTGGTGGTATCCGAATTATCAAGTTTGGTCTCCTCTTGAAGACCTTGCCGAAACAGGCAAGACCGTGTTTACATTGGCGCCGGAAGACAAAGAAGTTAATTCGTCTCAAAAGCGTTATGCCAAATACTTCGACCAATTCAAAAGCTCTGACTTGTCCGGCAGCGCGTGGGAGCTTGACAAAGAATCCCGCAGGCTGAAACGGAAGAAGCAGAACTTGAAAATCCAATCCACGGCAGAGTTCTTTAAGAACGCTGGGTATAAGTTTCGTGAAGGCGACAAAGTGTGGTTGTATAACGGCGACAAAGCGCAGATAGTGAAGCGGCACGCGGCGCTTATCGCGGAAGATAAGAAATACGACGCCGTTATTCTGGACACATATGACCAGCCCACGGGCGCCACGTTCACAATCAAAGAAAAGGAAGCCATGCCAGTATGAAGGGAAGTTTGGACAAAGCCATAGACGCCTTGAATAATGTGGCTCGCAAGATGCCGCAGCCGATGGTGAGACGAGACACGCGACCGCCGAGGCGAGAGTTTAAAGTTGTGAAAAAAGGTTTTAGTCTTGAGTCCGCGCTTGACGAGAAGTCTCTCCAGGCTCTGAAGTCTTGCTCTGGAAAATAAGTCTCGACGGAGAACACCAATAGGTTGTGGAGAATAACAGAGATTCCACAAGCTGTTGTGGAAAAATGGTAAAAAATACACTATATTTCAGGAGGAAATGGCAATGTCAACTTGGCTTGAAAAAGAAGATGTCAATTTTGATGGGGAAGAATTTGACCCCGTTCTTAACGATTTGAAAACCAAAGAAGAAACCAAGCGAAAAGCGTCAGCGCGTGACTGGAACATCAGTCATCAGTATGCTGACGTTTTTTATGCCGGAACCAACACTCGTCCTGAGCGTATTGAGTTGGAAAGAAACCTCAAGAGAATGATTAACGAGGGGCGCTTTTCGTATAAGTTCATGGAAGGCTACTTGATTTCTTTGGGCTATCAGCGGGATGAAATCGTGCGGGCGTTCAAGCACTTGACTGGCATCCATCCTTATGACCTCCTCAACCCTGGCAAGTTCTTATCGACTCCTCCCACGATTCCAGGCATATCCATGGGCTGGGGCGTCGCCAAAGACAAGACTTATGACTTCTACTTCATCAATCCCTACAACTGGGGTTTCGCCCTGTTTGGTCAGAAGGGAGATACTCAGCGTGATGTCGTGGAAATGTACATCACTTCCGACAAGGCTATCGCAGGCTTAAAAGACCATGTGAAGGAAGCCATGTTGTTCGACGAACCTCTCACGAAAGACGTGATGAAAGACTTCAAAGATGAAGGGCCGGAGCTGTCAACCCTGGACTCAAATCCGAGCATACTTTTGCAGGCATCTGCCAGAAAGCCAGTTGAAGAAGTGGCGACAGCCGGAGAAGCCAGACAGATTGCAGTTGATTGGCAATCAGCGCAGAGTGCAGAAAGCATGAGCTGGAGAGAGGTTGCTGAGTGGGATTCCTATTTCAAACAGCTTGCTGATAAGTTTCCTGAGTTGGCTGATGAATTTGCGGAGAACGGCATCGTTGGCAGGGAAGGGTCTGCAAAACAACTTAGCGAACGAGCCTCCAGCCTTTATCGCCAGCTCAGTATGAGAGGAACGTCAACCAATGACGTGCGAATTATGATTGAGGGAGCGCTTGAGTTTGGGCACATTACTGCGAGTGAAGCAGATTGGATTCGCACCGCTCTCGTCCCTGGCGAGCCGGACACGACTTTGAAGCCAGCGACCGACTCTCAGGATAAGGCGACAGAAACAGGTATGTCGGAAAAGCTTATGGAAGTCGAAGACGGCATCAAGAGCAAGCCGTTTGATGACGAAAAGAACCAGGTGACGCCATCGGAATACTTTGACGCGCAGCAGGAAGAAGTTGACGTGGACAAGGCTGCAACAGAAAACGTAGCGAAGGTTCTTGAATACATCAAGCAAAAAAATTCTGTGTTGCGGAATTTCATCATGCGGGTAAGCTCTTTCAAATACCATGGTCGCGAGTTGTCGGAGAAGCTTGAGAATGATATTCAAGTGCCTGGACAAGATGTCGACCAATTCTTTAGCGCCAACGCCATTCTTTCCGTGCTCGTGGATGTCATTGATAATTCCTTGCCGGAAGAAATCAATACCAAGCCAGCTCTTTTGGTGTTTGTTATCGCGGAAGGGCAAGTGGTGTTTGATGACACTTCCAAATTCTCTGACAATAAGATTTACGCGGTCAGTGAAGAAGGATTTGCCAAGGCATTTTTCAGAGAAAGACAGCAAGCCCATTCGGAAGCGGCTGGCGAATTATGAAAACCAAAGCCAAAATTGGCGACGTTTATGGCAGCTATGTGATTGTGGCGAGAGCCAAATCAAGCGGTCGTCATACTAAATGGCTTTGTCGATGTAATTGTGGAATTGTTCGAGAAGTATTTTATGCGAATTTGGCGCAAGGCGTACAATCATGTGAGCAATGCAAGTACATCAAAAGACGAACTCACGGCGAGTCGGGCAAGACACCTGAATATAGGCTGTGGCATGGAATAAAATGTAGAACAGGGAATAGAAATAATAAAGACTTTATTTATTACGGCGGCAATGGAATAACGATGTATCCAATATGGAGAAATTCTTACAAAGAATTTTTAGCTTATATTTTAAAAACAATCGGTCGTCGTCCTTCCGCTGAATATTCTCTTGACCGTATTGACAATAATAAAGGTTATGTTCCAGGGAATATTCGTTGGTCTACTGTTGAGAAGCAAAATAGAAATAAAAGTGATTCATGGATTTTAAAAATTGGTAATCAATCAAAAACGGTAATGGAGTGGTCAAGAAAATTTGGTGTAAATCATTCAACGATTAGGTCGCGGTTAAGCAAGGGTATTGTTCCAGAAAAAGCTGTGTGCGTTACGGCTGGAGGATTGTGATGAAGCAGAAGACGGATAAATTGGTAAAGCTCGAACAGTTCGCTCATCAAGGCAAAAACACTGATGAAGCTGTAGCGGAGATGCAGAGGATTGCCGAATCAGAAAACGACGCCGAAGCAGTGGGCAAGTTTGACGAGAAAGCGGTCGCTGACTTGGCAAAGTCTCTCAGCGTTGACGTTGCCGAGATAACCGATTTCAAAGTCGACAGTGATGATGGCGGAACATTCAAGGCTGAAGGCGTTGAATACCGATTTTTCTGGACTGAAGACGTGGCGGAACGGGTTGCCACTGAACAAGTGCATAACGACCTTGAGAATGAGCCGGAGCTGTTTAATCAGGAATGGTTGAATTCGCAAATTGATGAAGGCAAGGCTCGCGACTTTTTCAGCGAAGTTTACAATGAATGGAACCAGAGTTACGCCACGGACATTGATGGCGAGCCGTCTCATGAAGGATTGTCCAGCCGCCTTGCAGATGAATTAGTGGAGCGTCAGATTGTTGACAAGGACGAAGCGCTTGCCGAAGGATTCGATGCGCAGGAGCATATTGATGCGTTCGTGGAGAAAATGACTGAAGACCAAATTCGAGAAGGCATGGGCGGTTACGATTATTATGTGAGCAATTTTGGTGAAGACGAAGCTAAGAAATTAGTTATGAAAAATAATCTGATTGATATTGACGCTGCCGCCGAAGACGCCGTGAGCACTGATGGTTGGGCGCACTTTTTATCTCATTATTCTGGAGATTATGAAACAACTGAAAAAGGGTTGGTTTATTTTAGAGAATGAAAATCTTAATTGATTGTCATTGTGTCGTGTGTGGTAAGTGGTTTCAATCGCCTCCGTGTCAGGTGAGACGTGGCGGAGGGCGCACTTGCAGTTTGTCATGTAGCGCTAAATTAGCTCGACGTGATGATGAGCGGATACCTCTGATGAAACCGTGTGAAATTTGCGGAACGGCGTTTCGCCCACGAACTAATCTTTTGAAGATTGGTGGTAGTAGATTTTGTTCAAACAAATGTTACGGTCAACATTTATCTAAAACAAAATCAGGGCAAAATTCATCTCATTGGATTCCAAGAATGGCAAAGATTTGTGCCATATGCAGTAAGGTGTTTCTTGTTGAAAAAAGACTATTTGATAAACAGAAAACTTGTTCTAAAACGTGCCGAGCTATTTATGGGAGTAGGCATAATAAGTATGCTAATTCGTCGATAGAGAGAAAGATTAAGAAGTTTTTGATTGATAAAAAAATACCGTTTCGTTTTCAAGCACGAATTGGAGGCGCTACTCCTGATTTTTTAATTGATGGCTGCGTGTGTATCTTTGCCGATGGTGATTACTGGCATCATTATCCACATGGAACTGAACGAGATAAGTCTCAAAATGATTATTTATTAAGTCATGGGCATACTGTTTTGCGATTTTGGGAACGAGATATAAATAATAAATTTGATGTTGTTGCTGATAAAATTATGAAAACGGTTGGCTGTTACGCCGTAAAGGGATAATTTATGTGGACAAAAACAGCCCTTCATAAGAAACAAAATGAATTTGATGAAGCCAAAGAAAAACTCGTCGATATCCTGATTGAATCTGATTGGAAAATTGCGATTGACCAAGGTTCGCCGGATTGGATTGAGAGTTGCTTGCGTGATGGATTTCAAGGCTATCGACATATGACTACTGAACAATTACAACAAGAGTTGGATGCACGAGGATATGGAGGCAAGGGATAATTTATGTGGACAAAAACAGCTAAAGAAATACCCGAAGGCGAAAAAGAAACAGAAGTCGTACTTGATGATATACGACAACGTGAAATTGCCTATGCTTTATCGGAAGCGCTTGAAGATTTTGTCGGCGAGCAATGGCGCAATTTAATTAGTGGTCTTGATTTGACCACGGAAGAACAGGAATGGGTAAATGATAACTTACGTTGGACTATTATCAATGAGAACACGGGCGAAGATTTGCTTCACGGTGAAGGTCGTTAATGGACTGGACTCGAACAACAAAAGATATTGTTGCTGAACTTCAGGCGCCAGCATGGGTTCGTTCAGCCAGCGCAATGAATTTTGAAACGTCTGATGTGGAATTGAATTATAAAGAAGCTGGGATGGAATCAGTCAAGCCAATTACGTTGAAATGGTCGGCGCAGCTTGACGTTCGTGATTGGGGCATTGATGGTGTTATGGTGACTGTCCCTGACCAGGACATTACCGTGGAATACGAAGTGTTTGATGATTCTACTGATGATTACAAGCAGGAGTCTCAGACAGTTCATATTTCAAATGTTAAAGTTAGCATTGAGCCTGGAGAAGAAGGTTGGAAACAGTTGGCGCCAAAGAGTTTGGATTGGTACAAAGAACAATGGCAGGCTGAATTTTAATGAGTGACGATTCTGGCGTCAACTTTGGCGGCGGCCCAGCGGGGAAAGAATTTGCACCGATACCATTAAGTGACATCATCGTTTCTCAGATTGGTTTAACGCTTTACACGGAATATACGAAAGCGCCTCTGGAAATTGCGATGGCGTTCTCAGGCGGGCAGATAGGAGTTCAGGATTTGAGCGGAGTTGGAGTATATAGACCAGCGGGAGTTTGAAAAACAAGTATGAAAATTGTGCTGTTTTCACTTATAATGTTGATTATCGTTATTGTAAGCTCAGCCGCGATACTGCGGAAGTATAAAGCGAATATGCTTAAGAAGACAAAGCAAAATTGCGGATGTTAAAGGAAAACAGAACATGAACGCGAACCGCTCTGAAAATCAGTGTAATAAAGGAAAACTAAAATGCAGTGGACTAAAGTGTCAGACCAACGGAAATCTTCTCAAAAGAGTGACAACTCTTTGGTCTCAACACGCACGGCTTGGGTTCGGACAATTCTTGCCAGCACTCAATATGAGAGCGAAGCAGAGCTTTTGTCTTTTTTCATCAAAAGCGGACTCCCTATTGCGGAAGCTAAGCAATGGATTTCTTGCCGCGAACAGCCTATCATTCAAGACTATTAATTCGGAGGCGATATGAAGATTCGCTCTGATTTAATGAGTCGTGTATTTGGTTTGTTAAAAGTTATTGGTTTTGGAGAAATGCGCGGATATAGGCATTACTGGTTGTGCCAATGTGATTGCGGAAATATTAAATTAATTCTTCATAGTAACTTACAAGGCGGGCAGGCTCAATCGTGCGGATGCTTGGTGAGAAAGACGACGATTGATAGAAATTTAAAACATGGATATTCGACAAGAAGTAATAGAGCTGCCGAATATTCTATTTGGAATATGATGATTCAACGTTGCGAGAATCGAAACACTAAAGGTTATAAAAATTACGGCGGTCGCAATATTGCAGTCCATCCGCCTTGGCACAAATTTGAAAATTTCATAGCCGATAATGGACTTAGACCGTCTCCTGAATATTCTCTCGACCGCATTAATAACGACGGTAATTATGAACCAGGAAATGTTAGATGGGCAACAAGAAAGGAACAGCAAAGAAATACATCAAGAAATAAGATGATTTCATTTAATGGTTTAACTATGCCAATGTCTGCTTGGGCTGAAAAAATAGGATTATCAACTGGAACATTATGGTATAGATTCAAAAGTGGTTGGGATGTTAAAAAATCTTTAACTGTGGGGGTTTAATATGGGGTTTTCTTTTAATGAGCAGAAGGCGGCACCGATTGATTCTCCGTCGCTAAGTAGTTTTATAACCAAATATGAAAATCAGGGCGTCGTGCCCAACCAGCCCGCAATAAACAATTTCAGCAAGCCAGTTATTCAAACCGTGAACACGAATTATCAAGCCGCCGCCATTGGTCAGAGTCCTCCGTATGCTCCTTTGACTGCAATCCCTGAATCAATCTCTGTTGAGACCGCCAGCGCGGGCGTCAACAATGTCAAAGGATTTACCGCAGTGGCAGATAAAGAAAAGACGCTTGCCGTGATGAAGGATGCCTGATAAGTATCCAGTAAGATTCCGCCCGATGGGATGGGTTCTCCTCGCGGCGACGTGTTATGCGCTTTTGTTGTTGATGGGGTGCTCTCATAAGAAGTTTATTGATTGGGGTCATCCAAAGTTTTTAGTTCGGCGCGGCTGATTATTCCTTCTGACCCAGTTGGCAGGGGAGGAAGGTGAAAATTTCCGCGTAAGTGTGCCAACCAAATTTGCAAAACGGTAGGGGAGTAATTACCCCGAACGGGCCTAAATCCCGACCGACATAGCCAGCCATTTAGGGGCTGAGATTGCTTAAGAATTCATTAAGCAGTTTCAGCCCCTTTTTTGTTGGCTATACGATTTTGAAAACGAAAACCGAAGTGGCGTGGTTATCGCCCCATTAAGGGGACATTTAAGGAGGACACTCAAATGACATACATCGACTTTACAGGCAAAGCCATTCCCCCGATTCTTAACGCTGAACCCATCTCCAGTCAGGGCGTTCCGCTTCAGGATGACAAGCCCATCAAAACCGTTCTCGAATCTCGCGTGACCATGAATGAAAGCGCCGTTATTGGCGAACCGACTGGTATTGGAACTCTGTCTCTCCAGACCAAGAGCGTTCCCAATGTGAAATATGATGGCAGAAGCTTCGGCCCCGCTATCTTGGACAAACAAGATGGGCGCCCGCACGCTGGCAGCAATGCCGCTCCTGTTGCCGTGAACGGCGGAGCCAACGGAAACTGGCTGTAACAATGAAGGTCTTTGCCGCCACGAGAGCGCCAACTGGATTGGCGGGCTGGCGCAAAGACAGTATGTCGCCAGGTTCTTGGGCGTTATTGTCCAAGGCTGACGGCACGTTCGGGCCGGAAGTCATAGTGTCGTGCCCGAAATGTTTTGGAGACATTATTTTGAATGCGTCTCAGTCGTTCGGAAAGACCATGGTGTCTCATTCGTTTCGACAGATATTCGACCCTCGAAAGGGTCAGGGGATGAAGACGATTACATGTGGGGCGCAATTCAAGTTCTTGAAAGAAAAAAATTGCTTTGAAATCAGCGCATAAGGAGAATGAAAATGAAACGAAAGTTGATTAAAAATGTGTTGTGGATTGCGTTGGCGATGGCGACTGCGATGGCATTGTTTGCGGCTCCGGCTCGCGCCGCCAGCACCAATACCGTTGTTGCGGTTGATGGGTTCTTTGGGAAAATCTGGGGAGATGTCTCATCCAATAGCTCGTTTCATCTCTTGGACAACCTTACTCCGGCGACCTTCTATGATTTCAATGAGCACACCTTGATGGCGGGCGGCACGACTGCGATTTATCGTTATCGCGCTTTGAGCGCCGATGTTGGCGTGGTGAAGTCCATTGATAACCAGGCAGCCGAGAATGGCGCCATTCCTATTGTTGGTCTCAACTTTCATGGTGGAACCTTGATAAATAACACTCCCGCCTTACGCGCGGCGGTCGACAATGCCGGATTCGACCAGGGTCTGTTGAAATATCTTACTGCTGGCGCCTGGACTGGACGTGATTTTAAAACGCACATTACTCGTTACGGTGTTTACGGAGGCTTCCTGGTTCTATTCGAATAGTGGAAGCCATGCGGGAAAGGTATTTGACGAACGTGGTGAACCTGACGCGCGTCCCATTGCCGGAAATAGTAGCGCAGTTAAAAGAGTTGATGGCGCTGGAAAGTCAGGGATGGAAATTAAGACTGGTTGATGACGTGGTGAACTGTATGTTTGTTTTTATGGTTCAGTCCAAAACTGGTCTTGCCGTGAAAGTGTCTGTGCCATATGAGTATGTGAGCGATTTAGCGGAAGGGCAGAAGGAAGAACTGAATCAGTTGTGGACGCAGCAAAGCGCAGTGGTGAACAAGATGACGGCGATAATTTGCGATGCCTTGAACCCGAAAGCTGAGCAAATTCAAAAACTTCAAGAAACGGGAGTGTTTAGTGGCAAAAACTGCTGAAGAAGATTTCGTTGGTGATGGCGTAAGCGCGAACCTACATCGCAACGCCGCCCAGCAAGAGCTGCTTGAATCAGCCAAAGAAGCGCTTTATGAACAGGCGCAAGCCGATGGGACAGGAAGTCAGGGATTCAACCGCATAGGCTCCGGCGGTCAGCTTGGCGATGGAAAAGGGTTCAAGAGAACGGCTGAGTTCCAGCAGTTGTTTCAAAGCAGCTCCGCGTCAGATACCGTGCGCACGCCTCTCCTTTATGTCGACCCATTATGGGATACCGTTCTCCTTCTCTTTCCTGAAGACAATCTCAAAGAAGTCAACAAGCGCCTTCGTCACTATTACAAGTTCCAACCTTATGTCGGCTCCGTTATCGACATCCATAGCACGTTCCCGCTGTCAGATTTTGAACTTCATGTTGATGATGCTGGAGTTAAATCTTATTTCAATTACACCAAGGAAAAACTTGACCTGCTTCAGATGGCGGTATGGATGCTCCGCGACAAGCATTTGCTTGGCGAGTCCGTGTGGTATGGCAACTGGGACAAAACTAATTTCGAGTGGCAGGAATGGAACCAATACCCTCCCGAATATATAGACATCAAGAGGACGTATGTTTCCAATTCTGCCGCTTACTTTCTCCTCCCCGACCCAGAGCTTCAAAAGATTGTCGGCTCCAATGACCCCATAGACAAAGCCATTGTAGGACTCATGCCGAAGCAATTCGTCGAATCAGTTGGGCGAGGCAAGCCGCATATGCTGGATGGGAACAGGGTCGTTCACTTTGCGAATCGAACATCGAAATACACGTTGCGCGGTCTTTCATTGGTGAAGCGAGTTTTGAAAGACCTGTTGTTTGAAGACAAGCTGCGTTACCTCCAATATACTTTCGTCGACCGCCACATGTTCCCCATCAAAATTTTCAAGCTCGGCTCGGAGTCCAAAGGCTGGATTCCATCAAAGAAGCATTTCGATAAATTTAAACAGTTGCTTGTGTCGGCGGCGAATGACCCTGATTACAACATCATCTATCACTTTGGTCTTACCGTGGATTACGTGGGGACAAAGGACAAGATTGAGAATTTGATTCCATGGTTTGATTGGGTGGGCAAGCGCATCATGGTGGGTTTGTTTGCCAATGAAGCACTTATCGGCGGGGAAGCGCCATCGTATGCCGGACAAACCGTGAACCTGAAAATGTTGTTTCATCGTTACATCACTGACCGCGCTGAAATAGAAAAGATTTTCAAATACAAGATTTTCCTTCCCATGGCTCGCGAGCAGCAGTTGATTCGTCCTACCAAGGCAGAGGTCGAGCATAAAATCAAGATTCGCGGCGGCAACATTCCTGATGAAAAATATTTCCTTCCGAGCTTTATCTGGCAGAAGTTGAACCTGCTCAATAACACGCAGGAGCAGGAGATGATGTTACGCTTGCGCAATGATGGTCGCATCCCGCAGGAAATTATCAATGACGTGTTCGGGCTGACATCCAAAACCATAGTGAGCCAGTTCCAGAAGGAAGAAGCCACCTATCTCGACAAGGACTGGCAGGAACTTAAGAAAGCGTACCTTGATGACGCTGAGAATAAGGAATTACGCGACCGCTTCCTGAAAGGTGAGAAGGTTCAAGACATTTTGAATGACCTTGCCATGAAAGAACAGGTTCAAGAGAAGGCAGACAGCAAGAAGCCAGGCGGACGGCGCCCGCCGAAACTGAAGGATTTGAATGAAGCTCCGGCTGGTGGTATGGGTGGCGGGCCGATGGGCGAACTTCCTCCCCCATTGTCTGAGCCAGCCAAGACGCCAGGAGCGCCAGGCGCGGGTGAATCTCCCGAAGAAAAGGAAACCTTGCCGACGACTCCAGGCGCTGAAGGCCCAGCCATATGAGCAGCTTGGAATCTTTGAACGAATTTGAGAATGACAGTCTGCATTATATGAGTCAGGTCGACAGAGCGTTTGGTCAGTTGATGCGGATTTTGAATGATGAAGACATGGGTCTTTTTTATTCTGAAGTGACTGGATTGGCAGTTGAATTACAAAAATTAGGAAGGCAGATAACCGAATATGCAAATGAAAAAAGAACGAAAATCTTTGAAGACATTGATAGGGAAGCGGGACGGGGAGTTAGAGAAAGCGGCAAAAGCGCTGTGGGACGACAAAGCCAATATAAGAATCCCACGGGGATTAATACCAGCGCTCAACCTGTTTCTTGACCATGCCGCTGACGCTATGTTCGGGGATGACAGACCTGACCATGGAGTTGCGAAGATGCGTGACGGTAAGGTGTATTTTAAAGAGTGCGTTCTGATACTGAGAGCGTTGTTAAAACGAGCCGAACGCAAGATGGGCGGGAGCGTCAGAGACAGAGCGTGTGATAAATTTTGGCGTTGGTACAGGGCGAAAGAAGAAAGTGAAAAAGAATTTATGAGGAACATAACAAAATCCATATGAGCTTTGAAAGAAAAGGAACGCCGGAACCGATTAAAACGTGTCAATACATTCTTGACGACGCGCAAAATGTGACGTGCGTGTGCGGAGAGAAAGTGGGAACCGTGTCACATGGAGTGATAAAGACTTTTGGCGGAATTGCCGTATTAAGCAGCAGAGGAATTAGATGTCCCAAGTGCGGCGGCGAAATTGAATTTAAAGAGGTTGTGGAGGAATAATGTTTATACGACGAGCAACCATGCAAATATCCGATATTTTGTCTCAAGACACGACATCAAAAAAATGGTCTTGGACTGATGTGGTAAAGAAGTCGACACTTGTTAAAAAGGGCGACTTCCTGCCGACAGAGGCATTCGAGTACGACCCCGACAATTTTGTTTATTTCCGCGCTCGCTCTATCACAGCCAATGTTCCAAATGGCAATGGTGATTATTTTGACGAGAAAGAATTGGCGACGGCGTATGGCTCGTTTGTCGGCAAAGGTTTTTATATTGAACATGACAGTGATAGCATTGAAAAAGCCAAGGGTATTATTCTTGACAGTGTTTGGTATCCAGAAGGCAAATACATTGAGTGTCTCGTTGCCGTTGACCGCAAGGCTCATGCAGATATCGCTCGTCAAGTTGAAGCTGGAATCCTTAACGCAGTATCCATGGGGTGTTCTGTTGAAGAAGCGGAGTGCTCTCTGTGCGGGAACGTCGCGCATACCCAGAATGATTTGTGCGTTCACATGAACCCGATGTCGGGCGCTTATTGCAAAGGGCGGATAATGCCGGATGGTATTAAGGCTCATGAAATCAATCGCAAAGTGACGTTCTCGGAGTTGTCTGGCGTGGCTCAGCCTGCTGATGTGGAAGCGCACGTGTTTGAAGTGTTCGCCAGCATACAGCAGAGCCTTCTCCGCCATGCCGCCGATTACCAAAGTAAAAAAGCAATTGCGGCGGGATGTCCTGATGGGCGTTGCACGCTTGATGTGGCTATCGCTCGTTTAACGCCGGAAGAACGGCTCGCGCTTCGAGCCAGCTTGCAAAAGACCGCTCTCAATGTTCAATCGCCTTCGACATTCCAGGGGAACCCAGCCGTTGATTCTGGCGGCGCCAATCCAAAGCAAATCATGCAAGCCATGCCGTCGAATACATCCGGCAGCGGTAATATTGAAGACCCTCTCAATAAAATTCCCAAGAAGAAACCCTCATTCCCTCCCAAGAAACAATCCAATGTCATGATTGACCCGACCGCGCCCGTCACATCTCCTGACCTCATGACCGTTATTCAGGAAGAAATGAAGCCTGTCGGAGACAAGATTGATGAAAAAATTAAGGAAGCCATTAAATCCAAGATAGATGGGATTGTTTCTGAAGAAGTTATGCGACAGGTAGACGCGCTGTTATCAGGTCTTCTTGTTGACGCGCAACTTCCTATTATTAATGAAGTTACGAAAAAAGTCGTGGAGCACACGGATGAAGTCGTGCAGGAAATCAATAAAGTGAAAGAGGAAATTATGGCGCCTCCTCAAGACGCGTGCGCTCCAGAAGAATTTTACGGCGCAAGAACGGCAGCGACGATATTGTTGGATAAGGCGATTCATGCGTTATCGAACGTGCTGTTGACTCATTTGTATGCAGGCTCCCAGACTGCTGAACCAGCGGCAGCAATTGAAATTGGGCCTGAAATGAAATTGATTAAAGAAGCTGGTAAAGATTTGCTTCGGTTGTATCGAAGTGGAAAAGCGACGGGCGTTTTGCTCGAACCTCTGAACCCTGAAATGTCTGAAATGCAGAAAATAGCACGGTGGCGCGAGTTGCTTGGAATAGACATGAAAACAGACACGGCGGAAACGCCGAAATACTGAATGCCATAGGAGGCAAACAAAATGGACTTCTCACTTAAATACGTTGTTCAAGATGGTGCAAACCCGAAAGATTCTTTCCTGCGCAGTTTCTTCATCGCTCGCGAAGGGTCTGGACGGGCTAAAGTCATTAAAGCCGCAAACATTGTCCCTGTTGAAGTGCAGAAACTTATCGTGAAAGGCAAACAATCTGAGGTCTTGGAACCCGAACAGATTTGCGAAATGATTAAGAAAGAATCAGGCAACACCTTTAATGGATTCCTGAAATGGGTGGATAGCCAGAAAGTCACTGTCAAAGCCGACCTGAAGCGCGTTGCGACTTCCGGCGACAAAGACTTTGATTATGCAAACTGGGCTATCAACGAGAAGGAAGTTCCCCGTCAAGACGCGAGCAAAGACGGAGTTACGAGCGCTCTCAGCGAAGAAGAAGTGGCTGCCAATAAAAAATTGGCTGAAAAGCCGTCTTCGGTTCCTGGGCACGGTCGTAAAATCAAGGACTTCTTCAATCGTCTGCCCGACGCGGGTGGCGTTGGCGAACCTGCCAAAGCAATTGACCTCAAATCCAAAAATCTAAATGGCCCGATGAAGTTGTTAAAGAGAGCGCTCGAAGAAAAGAACGTTCTCATGAGAGAAGCGGAACTGGCGAAGAAAGAAGCCGCTCAAGCGAAAGCCGAACTTAAAAAGAAAGCCGAAGACGACGCTCAAAGAGTGGTCGCCGAACATATCGACGGCATTCTCCATGAGCTGACTGAGCTTGGCGTTAAAGAAGCGGAACTCGAAGCTTGCCGTAAAGCTCTCTCTGGTCTCGACGAAAAAGCCTTGCTTGCCTTGCAGGACATCGTTGAGAAAATCGAAGCTAAAGATTCTCAAGCAGGACAACCGAAAAATGAAGTTGCACCGAAAGAAGGAATGGCCTCATATGGAAGCCTTGACGAGGGTGAAGGAGATGTGCTCCCTGTTGTGCTGAGTCCTGAAAAGACCGCACAGGGAAGCGTGGTCGAACGCCTCTCAAATCTGTGGACTCAAGACACCATAGCTCGCTCCTAATAAGAGCGGCAAAAATACTCCAAAATCGGAGGACATAATTATGTCCATTAATACGGATAGGAGAGTGGAAGAAGACTCAACAAAGGTTGCTAACGCTGCTGCGGTGGTCTATGCCGGACGCCCAGTGTCGTTGGATTCCAATGCGCAGGTCATCGCCTCCACTCAAGCTACTCTCGTTTATGGTCTGTCCAAAAACGATAAGAATTCTTATCGCGACGACACGTTTGGAGAGTTCGGTGCATTCGGTTCAGGCAAAATCAACGTAGTTAAAGCTGGTATTGTCACCGTTGCCCCTTCTCTTTATTCGACTGTCAATGGCACAACCACAATCGACGTGTACGACTCCTCGAAGACGTATAACGTGAACGACAATCTGTGGGTTTCTTCCACAGGCGTCATCACGAATGATGCGGGACAAGCCAATGGCTTGACCAACTTCATTGGACGAGTGAATGTGCCCCCGACGAACACAAATCCAAACTTAGAGATTCGACTTGGGCTTCTTGCCTAAGCGGACTTGAACTAAACAGGAGACTAACATGCTACCAGGACAAAACCTGATGGGCGAATTAAATGGAGCGGCTAAAGACCGTTTCATTGCCCAAATCATGAAGGCCGCTTCCTCTGTTGGTTCAGGACAGCTCGGAAATGGAGGCTTTGCCCGCACTGCGGGTAATGCTCCTCTGCTTCCCAGCGTTCCGCCCCAGCAGATGGAAGATGCGCTTTCCCAGATTCTTTCGGGGCCGAATGGCTTCCGTAGACTGGCTTATTCCATGCAGTTGCCCTTGAAGACTCGTTTGGATTATGTCTCTGTGGATAGAAAGGTTCTTCTTGTGGACGAAATGCCGCAAGGTGACTTCCCTATCTATGACGTTGATATTCCCGAATTCGGCGCGGTTAAACTCGCCGCTCTTGGGTCTCCCACCGTCTTTGAGACAAACGTTCGTCGTGTGCAGTTCCCGACATTTGTTTTGGGGATTGATGAAGTCGTGAAATATGAAGACATCCAAGTTCGTCGTTATCCTGTGTTCGACCGCGCCAAAGAGCGCGTCGCCATAGCGATGGCGATTGCTGAGGATGATGAGTTTTTCCGTGTGTTGGCTGCGGCTTCTGCCGTGTCCCCGAACACACCGTTCTCGTCTAGCGCTGTCACAAAGACAGTGTTGGCCGACATGGTGGGTTCCATCACATCGAATCAGCTCATTGCTTCCACGGTTCTCATGAACCCCAAGCAATATGCAGACCTGTTGAAATTCCCGTCGAACGACATTGACCAGGTAACACTGAACACTGTCGTGGAAACAGGATATTTCGGCAGCATCTTCGGGATGAAGCTGATTGTCAGCACTCGTAATCCAGTTGGTAAAGTGTTTGTGGTTACTACACCTGATAAACTCGGTCGTCTGCCTGAACGGAAAAAAGTCGAAGTGAAAATCTTCGATAACGTTCCGCAAGGTCAGTATGATATTTACGGCTGGGAACAAATCGGTATGGGTATCCATAACACCGCTGGTGTTGTTGAACTCGACATCGTTTAAGTCCTAGAGAGTTATTGATTCACTGGATTGGGGAGTCGGGCTGAAAGGCTCGGCTCCCCACTCCCTTACTGAAGTAAAGAAGCAAAGTTCAAGAAGTCTCGAACTAGAACTCTGATAAAAAGAAAAGGAGATACATCATGACTACAGAACAAGAATATTATTGGTTTCGCAATACAACCGACAGTACAATCATTATTAACGACCTTTCGAGGCCCGCCAGCATTGCGCCTCGTGAAGTCAGCCGTAGTTTCTCAGCCGACGAGGTTCGCCAATCAAGCGACCTTCGCCGCTTTTTTCATTTGGGTATTTTAACCCAAGAAGAAGACATTGAAGAATCATTCCCTCCTTTAAAGAAGTCCGGCAAGACTAATCCTTTGTCGCGCACGCCGGAATTTAACCCACCGTTACGGCGCGTTGTGCCGGAAGGAGTTGATGTCCAGGATTTGGGAGAGCGCGGCGCCAGCACGGTCGCGTCCCAAGGAACTGAGTTCGTAAATCCAAAATTTAACATTGGAGACTTTGTTTACATCAAAGGCCCATCCAATATGTCCGGCAAGATATCTGGGCGTAGAGGAACCGACGGGCGATGGCAAATCAAGCTCTCCGATGGGCGCGTGGCTTACGCCGTTGAAGACGCGATGCTCACTGTTGACCAGTATGCCGTGAGTCAGCCTACTGAAGCTCAGCGCACCACCCTAAAAGCATCTGAAGTGTTGAAGCGCGGATTGGTTACTCCGGCTCAGCAAAAGAACTTCGATGTTAAGAATAATTCCAGGATGCACGCCGATGACGTGATTCGTAATCGAACCAGCCTTCCCGCCAGCCAAATGCAGGGGAGACCGTCACGTCCCGAAGTCGATACGCCTGTTTCAGGGCGGCGCTTCACCACTGATGAAGTCAAGAGCAGACCGCCTGTGCATGGCGGAGTGGAAATAGTAATGGACGGACAGCTGGTCAATTCGGAAACGCTTGTGTCCGAGAAGCTGCATCGCGCGGTTGCAACATCAGACGTGCCGGAAGTTGAAATAGACGAAAGCTCTATTGTGATGAATGGCTCTAAAGCCAATCCTCTTGGCGGTGAAGAAATTACCACGGGAGAGATGGTATCAAGCGCTATTAAGCACACGGCGCGAGAGATGTCGCAAACCGAAAAGAAACGTCTATGGAATAAAAATTATCAAAAAAAGCTGAAGGCGCAAAAAGAAGGCGCTAAGCAAGCGGAAAAGCCGACAGCAAGTAAGGCTGCTCCGAAGTTTGTTGTTGATTTTTTAGCCAAGAGTCTGAATGAGCAGAAGATGTTTGTTGTGAAAGAAAATGACGTTGAAAAGTTAGCGGTTATGGCTGAGCACATTCCGCATGAACTTCCCGTTCATAAGATGATTGAACAACGGATAGCTCAACTTCAAATCGTTTAATAATTAGGAGAAAACTGAAATGACAATTACAACGCCAACACAAGGACAGCTTCAAAAGCCGCCCATTCGATTGCGAGTTTATCGCCGGACGCAGGAGCTTATCACGCTTCTGTGGGATACCAAGGGATTAAGCCCGAATCAAAAAGACAACATTTCTATCGCCGTTGAAGACAATGACATTTACCGTCCCGTGAGATACGGGACGGCTTCTGGCGAAGGCATTAAAATTGAAATTCCTGAAACTGATATGGCTCTGGTTCGTCACGAGGACAACCGCTTATCGTCACAGGAAGACTATTGGTTTAAAGTTATGTTCGGCTCTGTCGATGTTCCTGACGAACAATTGGAAGCTCGCATCAAGGTTCACAGCTATGGCGTGTTGCCGCCTTACGAAAAGGACGATAGCCGCAAGAATGAGCACATGTACGGATATGCCTCTGCCAAAAGAAAATGGTTCAAGCTTCCTTTGGTTGAACATGGCGGAGTCATGTGCTTGCCCGTGGTTGTGATGAACCCTGATGAAATGAAGGAAGGGAAGCGGAAGGTCATTATAGTGAAGGATGATTCTGTTCCTGAAATATTGGTTGACGACGCGGCCCACGAGGAGGCTTCTTGAGCACACAGATAAACTGGACAATTCCGCCGAGTATCGCTGGTCAAGCCAATTATGACCAGATTCAGATTTATCGGTCAACTTCAGAAGCGAACCCTTATTTCCTGATTGCCACGGTTCCTTCTGGAATTGCGAATTGCCCGCCCGCGTTTATCACTTCTTATGTCGACAGTTCAGCCGAGAATGGCAGGGATAAATTCTATACCATTAAGTTTTTTGATTCAGTTGCGAATCAAGCTTCTGGATATAACCCTGCCTTTCTCGACCTGACGCCGAAAGAAGCGCGTCTCGTTTACCTGCTCAGGGAGATGTTGGGAACTGTTTTGACCGCCGACCCAAATACGGGGAAGCAATTTACAGACCAAGAGCTTCTCGTCGGTCTTAATTTCGCGCTTGGCGCCTTCAATATTTATCCGCCTGTGACGTGCTTCACTATTGAGAATTTCCCTTGCTGCGGGTATGAAGCCATGTTGATGTATTTGGCTCAGTTGTTTACGCTGATGAATAAATACCTGGGGCTTTCCATCAACGACTTCAGTTACAGCGACAACGGATTGTCTCTCAATATTGACCGTGGCGCCAAAATAAATCAGGCGCTGACGAACGTGCAAAAAATAGTGAACGACCTTCTGGCTCTTATCAAACTTGAATTTGCGTTCCAAGGCGAGAGCGTCGGCACTATGCAATTGCCCGTCGGTATTGGCGGCGTCATGTCGAGAGGCGTTTCGAACATTCTCGATATTTTTAATTCGATGGGTCGATAAAGAAAACGAAAAGATTTCTGTCGTAAATGGCGGATGCGTTGGTGATTCACCGAGCAAAAGCCGAATGAACTTATAAAGTTAATTTAAGGAGGAATCACAATGCAATGGTCTAAAAAAGCAGATGTAACCACGGGCGTTCCTAACAAGGACATTAAACCAGGGACGGAAGATTCAACGATTGGGCAAGAATTTAAAGAAGAAGATAAAGCGAAAATAATGGACGAGCCGGAAGGAACTCAGGCAGAACCCAAAGAAACAACGAAGCCGGACGAAGCTATTGGCGCGGAATACAAACGCGTCGACAACCAGGAAAAGACCAACGCTCCTGAAGGAGACCAGAAAGCAATCTCGCAGAAAACCACCACAGAAGCTCCGGCGCTCGATGTCATGTCTGAAGGCAAGACCATGACAGCGAAATGGCTTAAGAAAGCCGACGCGACTCCTGGCGTAGCCAACAAGGATATCAAACCAGGCACAACGGATAAATCCATTGGATATGACTTTAAGGAAAAAGATGGAGAGTCGACCAAGGTTCTTGATGAACCGAGCGGAGACCAGAAATCTATTTCTCAGAAAACCACCAAAGATGAAAAGATTGGCGAGGAATATAAAGAAGAAGGCAATCAAGAAAAGACCAAGGCGCCGGAAGGCGACCAAGGCGCCATCAAATCTGAAACTCATAAATCAGATGTAAGCGGCGAAGATTACAAAGAGAAAGGCAAGAAGATGACTGAGAAGGATGCCAGCTTGGAAAAAATCAATGCTTGGTTGAAAAATCCTGAAGTTCAGGATGCGGAACCAGCGCTTCCTTCGCGGTTTGCTTCTTACTCTGAGATGGCGAATGAATATGCCACTCTCTACGGGTTTTACTGCCAAGCCACCAATGAGACTGTCGACCAGGAAATGTTCGGCAAGGCTCTTGCTCATATCGGGATTGAGTCTTCCAATAACATGGTGGAAAGAATCGACAAGATGATTACCGCCATTGCCCGCACTCTTGACCGAGTGAAACCTCGTCAAATGGGCGGCTGGAAGGAAGCCATGGGCGGATTCATGAAGCGGGACGAAGGCATCCACGTGGTTGCCAAGACGCGCGAAGAAGCGGAAGCCCTGGATAAATGCGTGGAAGCCAAAATCGCTGACGCTGGGTTCAAGGGTCAGAAAGGCAAAACCAAGAAGCAGGCTGCTTATACTTCATGCCTTGATTGCGTGACGACCACGGCAACTGCCGCTCCGACGACTGCTGAAGTCAAAATCGAAGCATCGGTTCCTGAAGCTGACTTGGCGAAGACGATTATCGAATCCATCAGCAAGCGAGCCAGCGCCGAGCCGGAGTTTGCGAAGAAGATTGCGAGCCAGGACGAAGTGAGCGCGGTCAGCGTTGAAATGGCGAAGAAATTTGCCAGCCGGAAAGATGTGGACTTGATTAAATTGGCTCATTACAGGTTTGACTGTAAAGGGTGTTTTGACGCCATTATTGGCAACATTGAAAAAGGCTTGGTTCCGACAGACTTTACCAAAAGATGAAAAAAACGGCTTGCGGCCCGAACGGGAATGGACGAGTCTCAGTCTTTGCTTGTAATGCGAAACAGCAATACGAGTGTTTAAAAAGAATGGGATTATGCCCTCTGTGCAAAGAGAAGGCGGCTCCAGGTCATGTTCTTTGCGCACCGCATTTGTTGGAACATAGACAGAAATTCAAAATATCGAGTCAAAATGGCATTCGTCGTTTCAAACGAAGTGTGTAGCCAATGCCCGCTAAGTAAGCGGGATTTGTTTGGTGTTTACATTGGCATATTGCGGTGTTCGGTGTGCCATTGCATCGTCAGCACCAAGGAACTGGTAAAGGGCAAGTGTCCAAGATTCGACACGGTTGATGAAATGAAAGCGTTCAAGGCTCAAAAGGAGACCGCTGGTGCTTAAAGTCGGGGATTGGTTGATTGACAAAGTGGGGCATCGCCATGGTTTTGTGAAATGGCTTCAAAACGGCAAAATCGGGCTGCGCAGCCGCGTTTATGGTCTTGATTCCCATTGGGTCATTACGTCTGCCGATATTGAAGCTGGTCGTTGGGATTTGAACGATGCCAATCCTTCTACGGTTCAAACTGGGGATAATTTTACGGATGACGGTGAAGGCGAGTCCCCATCAGCCATGGGCGCCGACCCAACCACCGAGGAAGACGCGGCGCAGGGATATACCAGGGAACGAGATAGGTTGAGACCCAAATACAAGAATCAGCCCATCATCGACCCCGCCAGCCCTCCGGCAGGTCATTCAGAGATAATGGACAGGGTTACTCAGCCTCCGAGGGATGGCGGGTAAAGAATCGAGATAGGTCGAGCCAGAGGCATGTCCAAAACAGGATGAGCCAGGGACGGCGACCCTTGAAGGACGTTTTGGACAGCCCCAATTTGTAACGGATGAAGTTTTTGAGAAGATTAATTGTCATGGCTTTTACTCCCTGGAGGGGATGCTGACACAAGGCTTGCGCCGATGCCCGCAATGGTGGAACTTCCGAAAGGGGCTTGCCCCAGGATGAATCCGCCAATGAATAGGAATGGCAACAAAGCAGTACCTTGAATAATCATCCCAACAGTGGGAATGAATTGCGTTGGCTTGGTGTTGCTCAAGATGCACGCAATGATAAGACAGTAGGCGACGCCAATGATAATGAAGCCCCATTTTGCACCAAACATGCCGAAATAAACGGCGAGACAGAAGTAACTGAGTGGCAGGAATACGAACAAGAAAACGACAAGTCGAAACAGAAACTCGAAGACGTTGAAGTTAGACCAGTAACTGCTTTTATGAGTGTTTTGCAGGCTTTCCCATGCTTGACATTTGAAAGGCTTGTAGCTGACTTCGACATATTTTCCCAATTGCGGGAACCAGACTTTGTTCGGTTTCATATTTGTACCCTCCTACTTAAAGAATACGATTGAGTTGCGTGAATCATAAATGAAAAACGTATTGATTTATAAGATTGTTTTTGAGGGACGATAAAAATGAGCTGGACAACGGTCTCAAATATCACCAGAAAAGCTCTCGGAATCGGAGACGCTTGGAATTGGCTTAAGCGCAAGCTGTCGCCAACTCAAACACCCGCGCCCAAGAAGACCCCAAAATCTCCTACTGTGCAAACTGGGCCTGGGCCAGGCAATCACCGCAAGGACATGTCGCGCCCGATTTTGCAAAGCCTTCAATCACGCGGATATGACACCGTGCAATGGGACAGCGGCGCGTCGACCCATGACGTGTGCGTGGCTTTGCATGGGCAGCGTTGGGACTTGACGCAGTTTTTGAGTGGTCTGATGCACGACGCCCCTCTATTTGAGCGCTCACATCCTGGCGACAAAAGTTGTTCTCTCATCATTTATTGCCGCGACAATGCTGAATTAAGGCCCATTCGTGTTGATAGTTTTGGACTTCAGGGGGAGACGAACATATGAAACTCTTTTACGGAACGACGGACATTATAGCCAGCAAAGTGGCGAAAATTGGAATTTGGGATTGGTCAAACAAGCAGCCCGCCTTTTTAACAGATTCGTTTGACGAAGCTCTTTCATTTGCGTTGATTCAATCAAACGTCAGTGATGATTTTAAACTGGCTTTCCCAGACGCCATGCTCGGAAAGCCTGCCGTAGTCGAGTTGGATGTTCCTAAAGACGCTGTGACAATCATTGAACCTCTGGGAATCTATGCCAAGAAAATCATAGACCCAGCCTGTATCGTATCCGTAAGCAAGCCGGAAGGAACTGTTCAATCTCGGCTACGGCGCCGTTCCGTGTTTTATCCTGGATGGATGGGAGTCATGGAAACAGCCAAGTTTTTACAGCAGGCTGACGAGGAAGATATTGCTCAATTCAAAAAATTGATTGACCAGGGCAAGATTGACGCTGCCTGGTCTTTGGTGGAGCAGTATTTGGGGATTTCTTATAAGTCGTCAGCTCAATCTTTTTTGACGCTCTACGCCGCCGTGGACAGATTCACAGACCCGACCATGACAGGGTTAAAAGCCGATGAAACACTATCGGATTCTCTCAGTATTGCCTCGAATCATAAGGGCTACCAAATTGCAGTTATGCGCGTGCCCAAGAATCTTGTTGAAGACGTACCAGGTGACGCTGGGAGTGATGTGAATTTCTATACGCCTGTCGCTTCCGTGTCTCCTATGTTCGTGCGAGCCGTTTATAATCCGTGGCTTCGGCGCGAGTTCAAGATTACGGCAAATAGCGTTTCATTTTCAATCGACAATATTCTGCCGCTCGTGAGAGACAAGAAAGAATTGGCAGCCATCAAAGCCGTGACCTTGAGTCATGGCGAAGTCTCTCCGCTCCAGCAGCCCATCTTTATCCAGCGTATCACCCCTTATTTAGCCGAGCTACTGCGCCAGTCTCATCAAAAATACCCCATGGATTCCTTGTTTAGCTTCCTGCGCAAAGGAACCTTTGTTCAGGATGGATACGGGAATTATTCTTTGATGAAGCTTGGCTCTGAAATAGACAAGACCTTGACCTTAAGCGTTGGCGATATCGTCAAAGATATCAACACGAAGACTCAGGGCGAGGTCATTGCGATTTCTAAAATGCACCATGAAGCGGATGTTGATATCGTGGTTCGATGGGAGACTCCGATAAATGGTCAAACCATTTTTGAAGTTCATCCCAATGAAATCGAATTCGTGCGTCGCAAAACCGATGATGAAGTTTTGAAAGATTTGGATTGGCGTTATTACGAAGAAAGCGCTCTTGAAAGCAAAGGGTTGATGACCAGGATGGATTACGGCATTCGCGAGGCGTCTGGATTTTTTAGCCCCAATGAAATCGTTATAGATTGGGATGAGTATAAGCCTGGCTTAGGATTGTATCGAGCCGTTGGTCACATAGATTCAGCTGATGGGCGTTTGTTTTGGGCTGTCGACAATGACACGTCCGACGGCAGTTTGCAAATAGTCGACCCTGAAGAAATAGCGGATAATTTGATTGATTTCAGAACGTCACTGACTGCCATTTATGAGAACGCGCAAGAGATGATTGACGACGCTTCTGGGGTGATTACAGGAGTAGCCAATGAAAGATTTAAACAAACCAAAATCTCGACTCCGCAAAGCGAATATTCTCAAGAGCAATCAGAAGAAAAGGCGCCGCAAAAGAAAGCCCCTGAACAAAAATCTACCAGCCGTCCCGTCTTACCCGATGGGGTTCCTTCTGAGAGCCAGCCTGATTTGAATGGGCATTTATTAAATGACGACGGCTCAAAATGCGTCCCGTTTTATAAAGCCATGGCAATATTTGTGCAGCCGCTCAATAGATGGCAGGTAATGGTTTTTTTCAGAGAACCGACAGTGAAAGACCCAATGACTGATGAAATGTTCGAAGTTGAAGATTACATGAATCGGCGGTCGCTTTGCGTTAAAAAACCAAAGTAATCGTCGTATCGTAGTTTTAAATCGAGGAGGAGGAACACACAATGAATATTAAAGATAGGCTCCAACAAATAAAGGAGCAAAGACACACAAGGGTGGCAGATAAGCCAGCCGTTCCAAAACCGATGACCGATGCTGGGGCTGGTAAAACATGGAAGTGGAATACGGCAAAAACCATATGGGAAGCCAGACCTCAGAATGAGCCGCAGGAATACATGGCGGTCGATGCTGGGAAGGTGACTGAACAATGGTCTCATTATTCGTCGCAGGACGATTCGTTGTTTGTAGCTGCGCAGTGGGATTTGAAAGATGCCAATAATACCAAATGGGACGCGAATGTTATTGGTAAGGAAGTTTTGGCATACATTGCCAAGAAATATGGTAATCGCAAAGCGAAGATTCTTGACTTGGATTGGGAAGCCGGATTCTCTCTTGTGCAAATTGAGAATGCCCAGAAAGCCAGACCAGGGATTGAAGTGTTTGCTGAGTTGAAAGCTGAATGCGTTACCTGTCCTATCGACACCAGTAAGATTGAAGTGAAAGCGTGCAGGGGAACAAGCGGAGACGAGCCGTGTCCGTTTTATCTCAAAGCCAATGCGAAAGAATTTTGTTCTTTCAAAAAGTTTGGCGCTGTTTCAGACAAAACATCTTTGGATGAATTCATTGAAACAAATAAGAAGCGGGAAACGTCTTTGCGTATCGCGAGCGCCGTTTTGAGCGTTCTCAGTGTTCCGCAGATGGAAAAGAAAGCCTCATTCTCCGTTCCAAAAGAAGAAGGATATAAGCCCGTGACTCGTCTTGCTAAAGTTGCCAAAGGAAACGCCATTGGGACAGTTCAGAAGAAAAACAAGGATGGCTCTTTCGCGATAAAGTGGAATGACGGGAAAGAAGGCGCATTCTGGGCGCACGAGCTTAACGTCATAGAATAAATAATGCGAATAGCTTGGAATAAAGGAATTACAAAGGATTTACATCCTGGCATGAAGCGTATTTCTGTTTCAAGGATGGGCGCTGATAATTCTTTTTATGGGAAGAAGCACAGTGAAGCAACGAAAGAACGCATGAGAAAAAATAAGCATGTGATGTTCGGGAAAGATAATCCGTCTTATGGGAAAAAATTGTGGAATTATGGTCTTACTAAAGAAACAGATTCTCGATTGAAAAGAATCTCTGAATTGAAAATTGGAAAAAATAACCCTATGTATGGCTTGTCTGGCAGTAAAAGTCCGACCTTTGGTCGCAAGCATACAAAAGAAGAACTTTTGAAAATGAAAAAGTTTCATAAAAGTAAAACCATGATGAAGCTTCATAGAGAAGTGGCGGCGCAAATGATGAATGATGGCAAGTTTTCTATGAAGCCGAATAAGACGGAACTAGAATTGCAAAAAATTATTGACGACGCCAATTTGCCATATAAATATGTCGGCGATGGTAGCTTTACCGTTGGATGGATGAATCCAGATTTCGTCAATGTAAATGGGAAGAAAGAAGTCGTTGAGCTTTTTGGTTGTTATTGGCATGGTTGTCAAAAATGTTATCCCAATGGCGGAGTTGGCGGGATAAAAAATAATCGTCAACAAAGAGTGGCAGCATTTAAACGATATGGGTTTAATTGTAAGGTTATTTGGGAACACGAGCTAAATAAGTCAAATTTTCGTGATTGTCTCATTAAAAGGTTAAGCAAATGAAAATAATGAATCATGGATTTATGTTGAAAACGTGGTTGAGTGACCCAGATTTCATAAAAATTAAATCTGATTTAGAAATTTTAAATCATGGTCGCTTAGCATGGAGTAGACAAGTCGAATATCCTTGGGCGATTATTCAAAGTAATTGGTTGAATGAAACTCATAAAGTTCTTGATGCTGGCGCCGGACATTCCGTGCTTCAAAAGTACCTGTGCAAAAAAGCCAAGCAAGTCATTAACGTGGATATTGACTCAGCCGTGGTCGTGCACGAGAAAGAGATTGCCAACCTTTCTGCGTGCGTTGCCGACATAAGAAAAATGCCGTTCCAAGATTGCAGTTTTGATGCTGCATTTTGTATCAGCGTTTTGGAGCATGTTGGCGACGACCCCATGATTCCATTTAATGAATGTATGAGAGTGATAAAACCTGGTGGAAAATTCTATTTGACTGTGGATGTCAGCATCGAACCAAGTCCGTATGATTTTTCGTTGGATAACTTTGTCAGGTTCGCCAAGAACCTTGGCGTCAATCCCGTCATGCCAGTGGATGTTTTGCGTAGCCGCGAATATGATGTTGATTGCCACGTTGACCAATTAGCGGTTTATGCTTTTGCCGTGGAGAAATAAATGTCGATTATAGCCACTATGATAGTGAAGAACGAAGCCCATTCGCCTTATATTGAGCGAGTGTTGGAATCCGTTCGAGACATTGTTGATTCTTTTGTGGTACTGGATGATAAAAGCAACGACGGAGGCGCGACAAAGTTTCTCTTTAAATCATACCCAAAAGTTATTTTTCATGAATCCTCGTTTGATGTGTCCATGTACCCTATCAATGAACCGAAGTTGCGTGAAGTCCAATGGGAGAAAGTTCGTGAAGTGGCGAAGAAGGGCGACTGGATTCTCGTTCTTGACGCCGACGAAGAAATGGATAAATCATTTGCTCAGGTCGTCGACGACCTAACCAAAGGAATTTATGACTGGTATAGATTCAGAATTTTAGACATGTGGTCGCCAACACATTTTCGCGTGGACGGCATGTGGTCTCCGGTCAAAGAGATATTTTTTAGATATCAAGATGAACCAGCAAATTTGCCCGCTGGCGTTAATCATATTCCATTGTTGCCGCAATACATCTTGCAAAGTCACAATGGCATAGAGCGACGTGACGTGAAAATTATTCATTGGGGCTGGGCGGACGAAGCCAAGAGACTGGCTAAACAAAAATTTTATCTCGACGGTAGAGCAGTTGGTTTTGATTTGGAACATGCCAAATCAGTAACCACGTCAGTGATATTAGAGGAATTGAAAATCGAAAAAATGAAAGGAGACTTAAAATGAGTGTCATAGTTCAACTGTTGGTAAGAAATGAAAGCGAGAGATATTTGAAGCGGATGCTTGACAACGCGTCAGCGTTTGCCGACCTGATTCTTGTTTTAGATGACAAGAGCGATGACGGCGGGAAGACTGAATCATTGTGTCGGTCGTATCCCAAGGTCAAATTTTTCACGTCTCAATATGAGCAATCCATGTTTGGAATAGACGAATCCAAACTACGCAATACGCAATGGGAGATGACTAAAAGCTTCGCCAAAGACGGTGATTGGATAATCAGTCAGGATGCCGATGAAACCTTCAGTGACAGCTTTATTAAAGAATTGCCTGAGCTTATCAAGACCACGGAATATGACTGGTACTCGGTTCGCTTATTGGACATGTGGAATGAAACCGAATATCGCACAGATGGCTATTGGAGTCCTCTGATTACGCGTTTGTTCCGTTATCAGGATAAACCATTTGGGTACGCTGGCAACATTCATTGCGGGTGCGTGCCGTCTTACGTGTCTCAATCAATGCGCGGCATGGCTCGCTCTGATTTGTTTTTGAATCATTGGGGATGGGCTGACGATAAAGATAAAGAACGTAAATATGAGTTTTACTTGCAGAGAGCGACTGGCATCAATCTTGAGCACGCCCATAGCATATTTAAGCCAGCTCAATTAAAGCCATTCAGAAATGAAATTGAATGGCCCAACATTGTCGTGGCTTCATTGGTTCGCAACCGTGAATGGGTCATTGATAAATTTTTGGCTGGGATGGACTTGCTGGATTACCCAAAGGAAAAATTGAGCTTCTATTTTATCGTCAATGACTCTCAGGATGGCACGTTTGAGATATTGAAGAAGTGGGCAGAGAGCAAAGACAAGGTTTACAAGCTTGTTGAAATAGAGACCATTAATTTTGGGAACGCCAGCGATAAAGAGCATTCCTGGGAAGACCAGAAGCTGGCGAATATGGCTTTCATGCGTAATCGCGTGCTTGGCTCTTTAGATAGATTCCAATCCGAAGCCGTGTTCATGGTGGATTCGGATATCGTGATGAAACACCCGCGCTTGCTTAAGCATTTGGTTGGTCTGGAGCGCCCTATCGTGTCCGAAGTATTTTGGGCAACTTGGGGACATAAAGATGCGCAGCCACTCCCCAATGTGTGGATTCGTGGCGGGTATGAAATCAATGCTGAGTTCCTATCCATGTTAAAACGCCCTGGGACGTATCCTGTTGGAGGTCTCGGCGCCTGCACCTTGATTGGCAGAGAGCCTATCAGCCGTGGCGTTGGATACAGCCGCGTTCAAAACCTCCCCAGCAACGTTCGCGGCGAAGACAGGGATTTCTGTGTGCGTGCGATGTGCGCAGGCTATAAGCTCTGGGCTGACACATATTTCACTCCTGACCATTTGGAGAAGCCGGAGAACTTGGTTGAGTCCCCAGAGGTGAAAGCTAAACGAGCCGAAGAAGAAGAAAAGCGTTTGGCTGACGAAATAACGAAATTTAAGGATTGGCGGTCTAAACTGCCTCGCTATAACCAAATCAGTCTATCTATCATGGCTAAGAATGAGGAAAAGAACATAGCGCAGGCAATTCAAAGCGCCCTGCCTATTGTAGATGAGGTTGTGGTGTGCGACACAGGCAGCACGGATAAGACCATAGAAATTGCCAAGTCTCTGGGCGCCCGCGTTGTCGAGTTTCCATGGGATATCCCGTCTAAGGGCTTTTCAGAGCCACGGAACGCTGCCATAAGAGCCTGTACAAAACCATGGATTTTGAGGCTTGATGCAGACGAAATCGTGCCTAAAGACCATCTTTTAAATGTATGGAAATTGGCGCAAGTAGAGAACGTCGACGCTTATTTGGTTCCGATTCGGAATTACCAAGCCAATCCATTCGAGAATGGGTGGGATGCCAATTGGGTTTTGTCAGAGACGCTACGCATGTTCGTGAATGACCCGCGCATATTTTACACGCGGCTCGTTCATGAGGACATTGACGATAGCTTGGCTGAGATGGGGAAATCAAGAAAGGTAAACATAGTGCGAACGCAGGTTCCTCTTTACCACTTCGGATATTTGAAAGAGAAGCATTCTTTGACAGCCAAGCATGACTGGTATTACGCTTTGGCGGAGCGCCAGTGTGAACTGACTCCCAAAGACCCACGTCCTTATTTTATTCGCGCGATTCATCTTTATCACAACAAAAAATATGACGAAGCTTTTGTGTTGTATCAAAAGACGGTGGAGCTTGACCCGAAACTGTGGGGAGCCTGGAACGATATCGGAGTCATTCTTTTCAACAAAGGTAAATACGTGGAAGCGAAAGACGCTTTTGTGAAAGCCAAAGAAGCTATTAGTTCCAATAGCCATTCGTCTCATGTTAAAAAAATCGAAGATAACTTGAAGGCTACTGACGCCATGCTTCAAAAGATTCAACAGCAAAAACTTGAACCAGCAGGAGTAGCCTAAATTGTCAGAAACATTCCCTGAATGGCATCCGAATCTCAATAAGAAACACTTTCCGAGGAGCGCAGACTCGGAATGGGTTTCTGTATTGGCGGGGCAGCGCTCTGATGGAGTGATTGTCCCGCTGCAAGTTGCGTTGGTCGACGGAACCACAGACCAATACGCGCTGACGGTTAATACGGAAATTTCGCTGCCGCCAATCACCATTGGCAAAGTTATTATTCAGGGAATTGACACTCAAGGGTTAAAGCATGACCTTGAAGCATTACCAAATGCGGATGGGATGTGGAGCCTGAGCGTTGAAAGTCCGACGTTGGCTCAGGAATCTAGCCAGCTTACACAAATTGCGCTTTTGGATAAGCTGATTGTTTCCAATAGCGAAGGCATGACAAACATTATAAGTGCCTTAAACGGGCTGTGCATCAATATTGGGAAGATTGATGTCAACACGGACGAGCTTGAATTATTGATGAGGCTTAACACTGCCACGGTTGCCGATGGAATAACGCTCATGTTGGCGACCATGCAATCGTCCACTATCTCCATTCAAGACGGATTGACTGACATGAAGCTTGAGCTGCTCGAAGGGTTGACCAATATTATTACTTTGGTCGCCCAGGAAGTGACGCAGTTGAGCACATTGGAGAGTCTTATTCGTCAACAGTCTTTAAGCGTTGAGAGTCTTTTATCTCAAGAAGTGACTCAACTTTCAGATATTCAAATTCGTGTTTCAACTGAGGTCACTCAGCTTAGTATTTTAAGCCAGCTGCAAGGATTGACATTTGACTCTCCGGCATTGGCTCAAGAAACGACGCAACTGAGTATTCTTCAAGAGTTGGAAGGATTGTGCATCAATTTTGACGCTCCTTCTTTGGCTCAGGAAGTGACGCAGTTGAGCATCCTTCAAGATTTGCAGGGACTGTGTTTCAACTTTAGTTCAACGACGTTAAATCAAGAAGTGACGCAGTTGAGCGTCCTGCAAACTTTGGAAGGGCTTTCTGTTAGTGTCACTATCGCTTCGCCTCATGGAAAGTATTATGTAAATGAGGCGACTCAGGCAGCTGGATTAACGGACGTTCTTTATGATTTTGGCGCACGGATGCAGGATGTTTATTTGTCGGTGTCGCAGCCAGTATCTGTGAAATTTAATTCAACATTGAGTACGCCGATTCCCGTGTTTAAGGGTCAATTTGATTTTAATTGGCAGAACGCGGAAAAAATATACGTCACAACTACAGTGACGACGAATTTGCAGATTTATGCAAATGGAGGAACCGTATGAGTTTTGGTGGAATAACAGGCGGCAACGATGTCAATATTCATAATGCCGACGGCACAACTGGCAGAGAAATATCGGCGAGAGTAGGCACTGTCAATTTATCTCAGGAAGATTCGGATGCGCTTAATAAAATAGCGGTCGAAACTACTGGGACGATTCAGCAAGTCAGTCAATTAAGTGACATATCTTTATTATTGACTCAAGAAGTCGGTCAATTGTCCGATATTCAAATTCGCGTTTCTACAGAAGCGACTCAGTTAAGCATCCTGCAATCATTGGCTGGGCTGTCTATTAACGTCGACAGCATAAATCTTAATACGGATGAATTGGAATTATTGAATCGCGTTTCTATCGCCACCATTGCCGATGGATTTACTCAAACTTTCGACAAAATTAAATCTACAACAGAATCACTTCAAGACGGTTTAACCAATATTGTTGTTGTCGCCAATCAACAGGTTGCTCAACTTTCTCAGGTCGAAACAAACCAGCAAGACCAGACCGTATTATTATCTCATGAAATTTCACAATTAAGTCAAATTATCACCAACACTGGCGTAGCCGATATTGATACGAGGCCCATCTTAAATCAGCAAGTTTCTCAGCTTTCCACGATTGAATTTTATGGCTCTCAACAAATCTCACAACTCAACGATTTGAATGTTTCCGTTGTTTTAGAAGTTAGTCAATTGACGACTATCGGTCTGTATGAGTACGAACAGGTCGCGCAATTGACCAGTATTGATGGGCGCCTGTCCACTGTCGTTACTCAATTAACGACAATCGAACTTTATGAATCGCAGCAGGTCGGACAGCTTACGCAAGTTCAAAATAAACAAGATGCTCAGACAACTTTATTGGTTCAAGAGGTAGGGCAGCTTTCTCAAATTATCGCCAACACTGGCGTTTCTCAAGTCGACATTCGCCCTTATTTAGCTCAGGAAATAACTCAATTATCAACGCTTGAGCTTTATGGCGCTCAGCAAGTTGGTCAACTCAGCAATCTTGAGGTGTCTGTTTCTCTGGAAGTGGCTCAACTGACCACGATTGGAATTTACGAGGCTCAACAGGTTTCGCAATTGACTTCGATTGATGCCAGGCTGTCAAACGTTGTGACTCAAATGACAACGCTTGAACTATACGGCTCCCAGGAAATTTCTCAGTTGTCTCAGATTATGACCAATACGGGGTCTCCATCAATCGACACTCGTCCCTATTTATCTCAGGAGATAACTCAATTATCGACATTGCAATTATATGGAGCGCAAGAAGTTTCTCAGTTATCACAACTTTTGACGACGCCAGATTCGGATGTTTATTTGATGGTTCAACAGGTTAATCAATTAACCAATCTCAATTTAGCCGTTGCTTTAGAGGTTTCTCAATTAACGACTGTCAATACGACTTTAGTCCAAGAGGTTGCTCAGCTTTCAACATTGAACACGTCCAGCGATAACCAGGTCTCTTTGTTGGCTCAAGAGGTCTCTCAGCTATCTCAAATTATTTCAAACACTGGTTTTGAGAGTGCTGAAAATATTCTTGTTTCTCAACAAATTACTCAACTTTCTAACTTAAATATGGCTGTGTCCGTTGAAGTGGGGCAGCTCACAACCATCCAACTTTATGAAAGTCAACAAGTGGCTCAATTGTCAACTCTTAATACTTCCGTGGCAACGGCGTCAGCTCAAGCGGCTCAAATAGTTTTATCGAGTCAAGAAGTCACTGAGCTTTCAAATCTTAACGCTGCCGTAGTTTTAGAAATAACTCAATTAACGACAATCAATACGACATTGGCTCAAGAAGTTGCCCAACTCAGCACATTGAATTCGTCCAATAGTCAACAGGTCGTAAATGGATTAACAGCCAATGTTTTAATGTCTCAAGAGATAACGCAGTTAAGTAATTTGAATGCTGCCGTGGCACTTGAAGTGTCTCAATTGACGACGATTCAACTTTATGAATCGCAGCAGGTCAGTCAACTTACCACCATTGTTTCGTCTGCCGTTATTGGTCTTACAAATGGGCAAAAAGCAATGAGCGGGTCTTTACCTGTTGTCGTTGCCGCAGACCAAACAGCGATTCCTGAAAACTTGACACTTGTAAATGGTTTAACGCTTTCTGCTTTAAATTATTTGCCTGTTCGAGTGACAGATGGCGTTGGGTATATGGAAGGGATAGTTCGGAACAACAATCGTTATTTAGCTGTTGGCATTACTCAGGATGTTGAAACATCTCAATCTAATAACTCTACTGCAAATTTGGCTGCTGGGGCTACTTTTACAGGCGCTGGTGAAACAACTGTAGGAATTTCTGGGATACAAATTAATTTCATTGCGAGCCAGGATTGCACTATTCAAGTTCAACAATCAACCGACAATGTTAATTGGGATATTGTTGATTCATTCACTCCGCGAGCTGGAATTGGAGACGGCAGGACATTTCAAGCCGTGTGTTTATATTTCAGAATATTGGTAACGAATAATGGAGCGATAGCGACAACTTATTTGAGATTATTGACTGCGCTGTGCCCAGTTGTTGAAGCGTTACCGCGAGCATTGACGCAAGCGGGCAGTTTAAAGGTTGCTTTGCAAGGCACGTCAGAACAAGTTACGTATTCCGCTTCTGCTCCCAGCATTGCTTCTGCGGCAACAGCAACAGATGTGTTTACGATTTATGGGTCTGCAACAAAAACTATTCGCATTATGCGAATTGCCATATCTGGTTCGCAAACAACTCAAAGCATTGAAGATGTGCGTTTAATTAAACGTTCCGCCGTGAACACGGGTGGGACATCTGCTTTGCAAACAGCTGTCTCGCATGATTCGACAGATGCGGCAGCCACGGCAACAGTTCGTTCTTATACGGCTAATCCGACTGGGCTTGGCGCGGCAGTCGGGACAACAGCGTCATACCGCATGATGATTCCAGCTGTCGCACCTGGCTCATCTGGCGCTACGACTTCTCCGCCTTATGATTTATTTTTGGCTCTTAAACCAGATAAAGCTATTACTTTGCGCGGCGCGGGAGAAGGGGTAGCCGTCAACTTTAATGGAGTCACCGTTACAGGTGGGAACTTTAGTTATGTTGTGGAATGGGTGGAGGAAGTTTAATGGAATTAATAATTAAAACGTGGGCTGACTTTAAAAATCTCTGCATTATTTCTAAAGGACTTACCAATCAGTATGTTGATATTGGTAGCTCTTACCGTCTCGTTGGGCCTGACTCTAATGGCATTAATTGGCAATACGATTTGCCTAAATTAATTGACGGAAGTGCGAATCCAGATGCTACGGAATTCGAGAATAATTACATGGCTTCATTTAATCAATCTTTGATTATTCGCGCAGGGGTTGGGCGCCCCGCTAGGGTATCCATTTCTCCGCAGCCTGCAAATACTTACAACAAATGGAAAGGATTTCAAGCAATTGTGGCGCCAGGAATGACATATTCATTTGTAGATTTGTCTTGGCCTGCAACGGTTTATTTCCGTGGCGGGCATCTTTATTCAAACTTTAATGACGAAAATGATTACATTAGCGCCGACGTTTTAATGAATCCAACAGACCAAATGTTGATGCCAAATATGATTCAGAATGTTCACACTGCATCAGGAGTTCAATTAAGCTTTCTTAGTGATGAATCAATGGCATTCCCGACATATATGAAACTTCGGGTTCATTGTTATTGTCCGAATGGACTAAGCGCGACAGAAATAAAATATTTCAATATTTTAACGGAATTTTTTCAATGAACGCAGTGAGTATTTTGAAGCCAGGAGATTTGATTTTTTATCCAGATGATGGGAATTGGAAACATCGAATATTTTCCTGGCTTCAGAAGATTGGTGGCGAGATGGGGAAGATGACTTATCCAGGGTATACACATGTGGCGATGGTGAGTACCGAGCCTGATTTAGCGGTTGAAATGGTGTGGCCGCGCCCACGATTTCGATTCATCGCTGATGATATAAGAGCGAAAGTTATTTATCGACCCATGTGTGGAGACATTATTAAAACACGAGCTATTTCATGGTGTTATTTGAATATTGGAGAGCATTACAGCTTTATTGATATGGTTTTGGGAAGAATGGGACTTTTGCATTGTCACCAAGTTTGTTCTGGATGGGTTGATGAAGCTTATAAAAAGGCAGGGTTCCCATTGACATCTGTGAAAGAGACACTGGTCAGTCCGAATGAATTAGCATCGAGTGGAGTTATTGATTATGTCATGCGTACCGCCTAGTAACGTCATAGCTCGCAATCTGTTGGCAACAGGGCAAAATCTCCCTGAGACGCAAGTGCGTCTTTATTGGGACGCACTCAATGGCGTGAGCGGATTTAATGTTTATCGAAATTATACGCCGTATGGTGATTTCACGAAATTGAATGTGTCTTTGATTCAGTCGACGAGTTTCTTAGATAGCAATGTCCCTATTATTATCGACACAGACCCGTATTATTCCGTTACGTCGGTGAATTTGCTTGGTGAAAGTCCGCCGTCGAATCCGATTACATATGAGAATTTGCCAGCGTTTGACGTGTCTCCTTTTGGGGATATGAATATGACTTTCACAGCCCCACAGACAAAAATTAGCACGGTCACGATTGAATCGCGCAGCGGCATGTATCCGACCAACATCCAGCAGAAATTTTTCTTTGAAGAAATAAGGCGCCGAAATATGTGGCTTTTGGAGCAGGATGGCGGCGATTTTTGGCTGTTTAAGCGCCAACAGAAAGAAATCAATGCCAACACAGAAGAAGATTATGGTCGCGCCGACACAGTGACTTATTTTAACCCTATCAAAATTAGGGTTCGGTATTACAACATGGCAGCTTTGAAAGAACTGGCGACGTATGGACTCAGGAAGCAGCGAGTTCCACGGTCATGGACGATTTGGACGCCTAGACTGCATGATAGGGATATTTTGATTGACCGAGAAAATAGACGATTTGAAATTTTGAACGTGACGCCTTATTTTCAACGTGACCTGATTACGCATCAGGATTTTGAAATGAATGAGCTGGAACGTACAGACTTGGCTTATAAACATCCACAATTGATAGCGCCAGACTTGTTGGCTCCATATTTACAAGGAGGGGCGTGCTGATGATTTTACGCGCGAAACGATTTACACGAATGACGTTCATCAGCATAATCCAGCAATTTTTCGCCATAAGCGGGTTGCCGGACGCGCAATTTCCTGAACAGTCACCGCCTGTTCCGGCGTCTGATACAGACTTTACTTGGAACGCCGACAACAAGACGACGAAGATTACCGTAGTTGAGCATTTTCCTGTTCAGTTCCGAATTTATCCCATTATCGTGGTTGATATTGTCGGCGGGAGAAGCTTCTTCCGTTCCTTGAATAGAGAGTTTCAAGAGCCATTGATGGGTGACGTATTTTTAAACGGCATGACTCAGACAGGAGTCGTAGGCGAAAGATACGGCGGCCCATTAAATTTGAGCGTCAACATTAAGGTCTATGATTATAACCCCAAGAAAGTTGAGAGAATTACGGATAAGCTTATCTCGGCGCTGCGATTTTTGGTTTTTGAAAAATTCAGAATTGCTGGAATTGAGATAACCGATATTAATCTTGTCGGAGAAAGTTATGAAAAAATAGGCAATGACCCTATTTTCTCTCACGAATTGAATGTTGAAGTTTACACCGAATTTGAAGACACATTGTCCATAGCCGAAGCTGAATTGATTGACAAGATTCAAATACCAGATGTCAACGGTCTTATAACGATTGTTGATGGTATTACAGACCCGAACTTTTAAAGAGGAGGATTATTATGTCAGTAACAGTTAGAGAATCTGGTGTGGTTGTTTCTGAAATTGAAAACCCGTCGTTGGCGATTGGAGCGGGGACAGTGAATGTCACTGGGATTGTCGGCACTGCGAGCGCCACCGTGGAAGTGGATAATGCCGAAGTGACCAAAGGTGCCTTCAACGGCACTGACACTATCCCAAACACGACCGTCAGCAACGTCGCTTCGGTTCTTGGAGTGGGAAGTTCCCCAGGGTTTTTCGACTTTGTAGCAGGAGTTGACTACAACATCGTCAACAATACGATTGTGTGGATTGGTCAACAGCCTTCTACGGCGGCGCTTTATTATGTGTCGTATAAATTAGTGAAAGACGCCACTTATTACACGCCGAAAACATTGTTCAGCATTGACGATGTTCGAGCGATTTACGGAGCAGAATTGAATAATGGGGTCATCAGCGAAATCACTTTGGCTGCGCTGTTGACATTTGAATCAGGAGGAGACGGAACCATCGTCGTCACCTGTCAAGCCGTTGATGGGCAGACCAGCTCGTATATTGATGCCTTGACTCAATTAGAGCGGGAAGAAGTTGATACCTTGATTGTGACTGGCGTGACCAATACGCAAGTGAGAAGCGCCGTCATTAACCATGTGCAGGCGATGTCGACCGACTTCAATCAGAAAGAACGTCATGCTTGGATTGCTCCGGCGAATCTGAATGACACCGTGCAGACCATTGGCACTCTTGCTGACGGAATCAATAGCGACCGCGTGAATATGGTTGCTCCTCCGTCTGTCGGGATTACGTTGAAAGATGTGGGAACGACTACTGATGCTCGGCTCGTGGTTTCCTCAGTTTATGCTGGGGCGGCTCTTGCTGGCATTGAAACCGCCAATGACGCGGCTACGCCGCTTCTACGGAAACGGCTGCCGTCTCGTCTCGACGTGAATAGCTACAAATACATCAGAAGCGAAATTCTGTTCATGCTTCGCTCTGGCGTGACTATCCTCCAACAGGATTCCAATGGAGTCTATGTGAAGGAAGCGTCGACGACTGACACATCCAGCATTGAACGTGTCGAACCCAGTGTTCGGCGCATCAAAGACTTATTGCGTAAAGTCGTAAGAGACACGCTGAATACCCGATACATCGGTACGAAGCTGTTGACAGGAAGTCTGAGCAATATTCAAGCCAGTGTTCAGGCGATTCTGTCGAACTTCATCAGCTCGACTCTTATTACGGCGTTCCGCAATATCAGTGCCAAACTTGACTCTGTTGACCCGCGCCAGGTGAATGTGTCGTTTGAAATCGCGCCCGTGTTTCCACTTCGTTTCGTGAATGTTTCGTTCAGTATATTCGTGAACTCGGCACTATAATAAGGCAACAATAATGAGTTCTATGCTCGGTAGTCATATATCTGAGAAAACTAGGCGCAAAATGCGTCTGGCGAAACTCGGCAGAACATTGTCTGCCGAGCGTAGAGCCAATATTGGTTTAAGCCAAATTGGAAGAATCAGCCCAATGAAAGGGAAACGCCATAGTGAAAAAACAAAAAGAAAAATGAGCGAACAACGCAAGGGCGATGCAAGATGCGCAACATATGGAATGCTTGGGAAGCATCATTCCGAAACGACAAAAAGAAAAATGAGCAAGGCTCAATCTGGTCTAAAACATTATTTATTTGGCAAGCATCATACTGATGAATGGAAAAAGAAAACCAGCTTATCATTGAACAAATGGTATTCGACTCATTCCGGCTCATGGCTTGGAAAAAAACGTTCACAAAAATTCAAGAAATTTATCAGCAAATTGCATACAGGTAAAAAAAGGTCAAAAGAAACTTGTCGGAATATTTCTAAAGCAGTCACTCTTTGGGCGAATCAAGATAAAGTCAAAAATAATCTTAGAGAGCACGCGATTCGTAGACTTGGGCATGGTGGATTTGGGCAAAGCCACCCGAATGGTTTTGAAGGAAAATTCATCAAAGCATTTGCAAAATTCAAACTTCCTTATCAGTATGTTGGCAATGGCAAATTTTGGGTTGAAAACATGAACCCAGATTTTGTCAATGTAAACGGGAAGAAAGAAGTCGTTGAGCTTTTTGGCTGTTATTGGCATGGTTGTCCAAAATGCCATCCTAATAAAGAAGTAGAACAGCAAAAAGATGCTGAATTTAGAACTAAAGCATTTGCAAAATATGGCATTCAATCAAAAATCATTTGGGAACATGAACTGAAATCACGAACTGCCGAAGAAATAATTTCTAAATTATTTATTACAGGAGGAAACACGAAATGAGCATCAAGCCAGCCAGTACAAGAATACAGTTAGCGACCTCCTACATCATCAGGGTGAAAAATAGTGCAGGAGCACTTGTTGATGTAGGCGCTATCCAAACCATCAACCCGTCTGAATCGAGGGACGTAACCGCCTCGTTTGAGATTGGTACGACGCTTGGCAAGAGAATTGGCGAACCATTTGAAATGGTTCCTGGTCTTGTCAGGGAAAAATCGCTTACCGTGAAAAGGATTCGGCTGTATCGGGCGAACCTCATGGAAGCTCTCGGAGCCAAAGTTGGGACGCAAACGCTCTTTGAAATGGATACGCCTTTTGAAATCCATGAAAGCGTGTCGACGCCTCAATTCAATCAAGATGGCACTCCCAATATCTCGGCGCCAGCCACTGAAGTGGTGCAGAAGATATACAAGGATGCTTGGATTAGCAGATACGACTCGACTCGTGACGTGTCCGGCGGAGATATTCGAGAAATCGAAAACGCCACCATTGTTTACGGTCAAGTTGAGACGCCAGCGCTTCAATCTCAAGGCTTCTAAGCCTTGACATGAAGTGATTCGAAAACAGAACACTGAAGGGGAGAAATTATGCAAAAGCTTATAGACGCGTTGCTTGGTCAACGCAAATTGAAAGAGTACCAGGTCGGAGAGGCGAAAGTGATGATGCAGACTTTGACAGCCGGAGAACAGGCGGAAATAAGCAGAGTCACTGGCAATAGAGGGTTGGATTATATGTCTCAAATTGAGACATCGAAAATTCCGATTCTCGCGCGTTCAATGGTATCCATTAATAATGTCCCTATTGATGGTCAGCCGGAAGTGCGTGAGAAATTAAGGAATGACCCTTCAATGGCGGTTGCGCAAGCCGTTGAGCAAGTCCTGTCTGATATGGATTGGAGCATGGTGGAATACATTTTCACCTATTGCTATTCCGACCTGGTACAGGAACGTGGGAAGGAGCTTGATTCACTAAAAAACTCCTCAAGGGGCCAATCGGCAGACTCCTCTGGAAAGTCTGCTCAAAACTCGGCGCAACTCCAGCCCGCTTAATAAGCGAGTTTGAAGCTGTTCATTGGGATTGGTCTCGTGAAAACATCGTTGCCGACGAGGAGGAATTAGGGGACAGAATCAAGTCCTTGCTGCCATGGGTCAACTATGAGCTATGGTCAGGGATGGAAAAAGAAAAAGAAGGTAAAAAGCGATATCAGGAACAGCGGAAGTCGGAATATCTTGACATGCTTAGGTCTCAAGGAATTGATGTGTCCAAAATTAATTTGGGCGACATCGTGTTTGAGGGAGAAGACGAAAATGAAGACGAAGGCGATTCTATGCAGGTGATTGAATAATGGCAATTGACCCCACAAATCCGCAACAGCCAGTTGACTCAACAAGCCTTGAAGCAATGCAAAAAACAATTAAAGGCTTATTGGAGCAGATTGGTCGCATAGATTCAGCCACGAGAAAATACAATACGACCACTCGTGACTTAAATCTTGAATTAGAATTAATGGGCTTCAAAACTGATGAAGCAAAAAAATCAATATTGGGTTTAATTGAAGCCAATGCTCAATCTGCTATGTCTTATTCTAGCGCTAGGCGAGGTCTTGAACAAATGAGCCAAGCGCTACGCTCAATGGGGGTAGCCCCTGAGAAACTGGCTGCGGGGATGGATTTATTTGGTCGTCGTCTTAATAGTGTTTCTAAAGAATTTGACCTTGGGACGATGACGATAACTGATTTCAAACGAAAGCTTGCAGGCGGGATGATTTCAATGAATGAACTTGCCAAACAAGCTACGGGCAATTTCACCAGTATGAGATATGGCTGGGCTGGCGTCGGTCTTGACTTAGCCAAAGGAATTGAGAATATCGACATCCAAACTCGCAGGGCGACAATTGGAATGATGGGGATTGGTCAAGGACGAGTTGGCGGCGCCGCTGGTTTTGGCGGGGTACGCGCATATCAAGCCACCGACGAATTACGCGAAGCTTCAGGAAAAACTATCGCCAACCTTATTTTAATGGGACGTACTTCGACGCAAGCTGCTGACGAAGTTCTTGCCATGACTCGTGTGTTCGGAGCCAATTTTAACAATATGGGAACAAGCCTGGTTATGAAGGCTGCCGAAGTTTCGGCTGCTTTCGCCACAGTCGCAAATGTATCTCAGGATGTCGCTCAAGCCGCTACAATTAATTTGATTCAGAGATTTGGGATGTCCGCCAATAAAGCTGGAGCGACATTGATGGGCTTTGAAAACGGGGCAAAAGCCGCTGGAATGTCAACAAACATGTACACGAGCCTTGTGACAGAATTATCTCAATCGACTGTAAATTACACCAAAGAAGTGTCTTTTTCTGAAGCCATTGTTCGCAAATTCGGTAAAGAATTAATAAGTGGCGTTATGTCGATTCAACAATTTTCGCAGATGGCAGGAGCCATGCGCCAAGCAGATTTTGGTCGTCAGGCTGGTATTTATGCTTTGGCGCAGCAAATGAATGTGCGAACGCCTAATATTCCACGAAATATGAGTCCATTGGGAGCCATTGGAATGATGGGAGGCAAAGACCCAGCTGCTCTACTTGAGCTTCAAGTCAATACCATGAAAGCTTTAGCGAATCAAATCACTCCTGCCGGAGCAACTTCAGAAGAAAAAATGGGAGCGATGAGACTCACAATGCAGGAATTCCCTGCGTTAAAAAGTCTTCAAAGTTTATCGAATGAAAGTTTGAACAATATTGTTGACGGCGTTAATGATTTAGCAAAGATGCAAGCTGAAATCAAGAAAGCGGGAGGCAAAGACCCAGCCGAACAAACTGCTGATTTAATTGGATTCGCCAAGGATACGAGTTTAAGCACGAGAGCGATAGCGGACGCTTTAAAAGCCGTCAGTGAAGCCACAGCATTTAGGGTGACTTTATTTGGTGGAGGAGGCGGAGCTAAAGAAGAAGCTTTTGCGGCAAAAACTAAATATCGTTCAGCTGAACTTTCTGACCTTCGAGAGAAAGCGGCACACGGGGACGTTGAATCTCAAGTTAAATTAAAAAAGATTCAAAGTGTCCTTCACGAAGAATCAGAACGAACACAAAAAGAAAAAATTTCATTGTCAAAAATCATGCCTCCTGAGATAGCAAATCAAGAAGCTTTGAGGAGACAGCAGGAGCGCATGGGCGTTCCTGAAAAAAAATTCATGGCGAATCCTGTATCGAACACGATGGACATTGCAAAATTTACATTAATACCAAATTTGCCAAATATCACGACTCCTGTGGCTCCGGCACAAAGACAGACCACAACTTCGACATCAACTAGACAACCTGTGCAAGGCTCACAATCTGGCGGCCAAGGAACAACCGTAAATGTGAACGTCACATCGACAGGTGGAAATCCAGAAGCATTGATTGAAGCCGTGGTAATGGCGCTTCGTAAGAAATTTCAATTTTCACAAGCTACAGATAGGGGGAGCAACTAATGGCTTTTAGTGCTCGTGATTTAGTTTCGCAGATGATTATTGGGAACTCGACTGTTCCTTTTTTGATTATCACCAAGCCAAATCCTCAAAATTTTAGAATTACGTCTCGTAAATCATTTTCTGAAGCGCAAACTCTTGGCTCTTTCGTGTATGAGCATTGGGGCAATCGACCTGATGTTATCTCTTGCGTTGGTTGGACAACCAGGAAAGTCGGAACAGCTACTGATTTTGCCATGGTGGATTATCAAATTTTGAAGCTTCAACAGTTGTTTAAAATTGACAAAGAACGTATGGTGAGTTTTATGAAGATGTTCAGTCCAAACACGCTTCCGGCTGGCTCATCTGTTACGAACTTAAATTCTGGAGAAAAATCAATTCAAGACCAAGTGACTGGTCAGAAACAAAAGAGTTTAAAAGATTTGGCTCAGTCATTTATCGTTTACCGCTATACGCTTTATCTTGGATTTTTTACGTCATTTTCTTGGTCTGAACAGATTGATAGACCTCGTGTCTACGATTACAGCTTTGAATTTGTAGTGACATTTTCATCGACAGATTATATTTGTCGTCAGCTTTTGGTGAATTTTCCTGACAGCGCCAAGCTTGCCATGGCAGGCCCAATTCAAGCTATCACGAGCGCTCCAGGATTTCTTTCGGCAGGTGCGGCGTGAATATTTATCCAGCAGGCGGCAAAGATGCGTTGGTTGAAAATCAAATCGCTCTTGATAGAGAATTTGACGTTTTCGTTATTAAGCAGCTTCGAGCTTTGCCGCAAGATTATGATACGGAATTGAAGAATTTTCAAAGCTATTACTCTGAATTTATATCGACTATTAAGGGCAAGCTTGATTTTATTTTTAAAAGAAAAGATGTCATTCTTCAGCCAATTATAGATACTCGACCATCACCAGGAACATTCCCAATTCGTACTTCGGCGATTGGCCCAGGTTTTACTCCAGCTTTAGATGCGGCTCCAGTTCAGCTTTACATCAATGCGTCTTATATTGATATTGTCGCTCTCGGAATTATTGATTTAAGCAGACCTGCATGGGCGGTGAGGGTTCGTTCATCAGCTATAGATGGCATTGAGGATGTTTTGAATGTGTCTACTAGATTGTCAGTGAGTTCTGCTGGCTCTGCTTCCGTGACAATTAAAAATGATTTAAACAAATATTGTTTTCAAAAAAATACACTTCTCGTCGGAAAAACAATTTTTGAAGCAGACGATATTATTGTAATTCGATTGCCAGATAAAAATAATGTTTTGCGTGTATGTTTTACTGGCTTCATTAATAAAGTGACGCGCAACAAGGCGCCAAATCAAAACACAATCAATCTTGATTGTGAAGATGTGACTAAAAGATTGCGATATTCTCGCGTGGCAATTCGCAAGGCACTTATTGACCGAGACCCAGAGGCTCAATATATACCGTTAAGCGCTTTTGTTTTTCCATGGGTTCAAGGTGATGGCGGCGGCGCCGAAGCTGTTGAGAAGGTCGTTAGCAATGTAGGAGCTTTTTCTTTTTCAACAATTAATTCAATCCCATCTATTTCGTCCTCAATCAACCAATACAACGTTCTTTATAAACAAAAGAATTTTTTCTCAACTCAAACTCAAAATTTAGCTGGAGCGATTAATTCAGGCAATGTCGGCATTGAGCGAGGTGATGCTATTGACACTGAAATAGCTAATTTGCGTAAAAAAATCGAAGACGACAGAAGTAACAACATAACACAATATATTGACACATCTGGCTCTACTGGGATGAAAGTTCAAGGCACACAAATTTTTAAAAACACTAAAGCACTTGTAACTGCTCAAGCTTCTAATTTTGTTAAAAAACCAATTATGGTCATTGAAGGTACGGCTCAGCCAGCCTATGATGTAGCTTTTAGAAATGGTTTTGATTTGTGGATTTCCGAATGGAAAGAGGTTCAAAAATTATTTCAAGAGTTTGCCAATATAGTTAATTTTGAATTTTTTGCTACTGAAGAAGGAGTGGTTCGATTCCGTCCTGTGAATGTTAGTCTTCAACAATTAGTTAATCCTGCAAATATTAATGCCATAGCCGATACTGATATTTATCAAGAAAACACTTATGAAGATAATACAGACATCGCTAATGTAGCTGTCGTGACAGGAAATTGGAAAATTCGACTGGGCACCAATTTGGATGCTTTAGGTATTTTTGGATACATCAAAGATAATCGTCTTATTAAAAAATATGGCGAAAAAATGCTGAACATTCAGCCAGTTATCGGCTTAATCACTAATGCAAGCTTGAATGTCTGGGCGAGTTCGGTGCTAAATAGAATTAATCGCAAAGCTTTCTCTGGTGGTTCTTTGGAAGTAATTGGAGATTCGCGTTATCGTGTAGGGAATTACATTTATTTGAAATCAAGCAATATGCTTTTTTATGTTGACTCTATCGAGCATTCAATTGCTCCTGGTTCTCGTTATACATGCAGAATGAATTTAACTTATCGACGAATGCCCGTCCTTGATTTGGCTGGTCTTATTGCTGGAAGTGTCGTGACGGGCGCTGGCGTTTTTGTTGTCGCCTCAAACGATGAAAATAGAAATGTGATGCAACGCAAACTCGATAGAGATATTTTAAAAAATGAAATTTTTACTGTTTTATCTGCTGGGCAATTAAACCTTGCTTATAATTCTATTTTGTCGACAATGAAAGTAAATGGGTATAGTCCTGATGAAATTGCTCATATTTATAACCCACAAAAATTGTTCACAAAAGAAGCGTTATCTCCAAGTTTAAGTCCATTTTATTATGGTGGGTATATTTGGGAATATGGCGTCGATATTGATTTCGCAGATGCTTTAGCTATAGAAAAAGCCTATATCGCTGGTCAAGTTGCCGCAGATAATAAAAATGCAAGCACTAAAGCGACAAAAATAACAGGTATGCCGACAAATACTAATTTTGATACGACTCAGACATTGGCTCATTAATATGAATGAACTTTTTTCATCGCCTTATTCAGGAACAGAAAAAACTAACTTTTATGAATATTTGCGCATTGGAGTGTTGACGCAAATTGATTATAACGCGCCTCAACAAGGTGGTTCGTCTCGTCGTCAAACATATGGGACGGCTCAAGTTCAATGGGTAGATACTCGTCTTGGCACTGTTGACCAGATTCCTTTAACGTTCCCCGCGTCTGGTCAAGGTTGGGGAATCTTCGCTTATCCTCGCACTGGCGATATTGTCGTTGTTGGCTTTAGACCTGGTGGATATGCGGTCATTGTCGGTTATCTTCAGGGCAATCCTTATTATGAACGCGGCTCTATTGATGCTCAAGGGAATCGTCTGCCTCCGTCTGCGTCTGAAGTGTCTGGGGGCGAGATTCTTTATAGACCAACGCGTTACCTCACTGGCGGGGAAGTATTTTTAAAATCATTTCAAGGCGCAGAGATTTATATGGACAGATTTGCCAATTTGCGGACTATTATTCGTCAGGTGCGTGACGATGTAGAAGACAATAATGTTCAAAATTTGACGATTGATAGTGCCACTGAAAAAGAAAAAATATGGGATGTCACTTTAGGCACGGCTCGTCTTAATGATTTATTTCTTATCGCGGCCAATGAAGAAACGGCAACAATTCGTAGAAAAGATGAGAAGAAACAATCCTTTAATCAGCAAGATGTAAATTATGACGCTACGCATAAAAGCGGATTCAATGTTCAAGTCGATGCAGAAGGAAGCATGAGCGTTACTGTTCCAAAAGATATTCAAACAACTACAGTTGGGAAAGAAACGCATATCGCAAATGATTTATACACTATTAAGGTATCGGCAAATGGAAAAGAAGTGTCGATTGTGTTAAAGCCTGATGGTTCGATGGTTGCCACGGACGCAGCTGGCGGCATAGTGACGATGGATGGAATTGGGGGGACGACGGTAAAATCTCCAAATGGAACCATGGTCGACATTCGAGATAATAACGTTATTGTGCAAAGTCAAAATATTACCTTAACTGGCACCAATGTAAATATTGGTGCAAGCGGGTCAATGGTGAATTTAGGTGGGCCGCTGGCAATTCATCCGGCTGTGTTGGCTGATATATTGGCGCCCTTATTTAATACGCATACTCATGTGGTTCCTGGAGTTGTTAATGGGCCTGGTTCAGCAATTTCAGCGCCTCCAGTCATACCGCTGACGCCTGCGCAAATCGGCTCAGTTATTACAAAGGTGGGTTAATTATGGCAATCAAATCATTTGCAGACATAGTGTCAGACATGGAGTCATACATAAAGCTGAAGCGCCCAGACGCGGATATTTTAGAGGGAACCGTCCTCCGCGATATCGTTATTGAAGCCGTAGCCAATGAAATTGCAAGCGCTTACTCCAGCATCGCCACGCTGCAACAAGCTCAGTCTGTCGCTTTTGCCGCAGACCTCACTACTGAAGAAATGGACGCTTTGGCTGCCAATTACAATTTGTCTCGTAAACAGCCTGCTTACGCCACTGGATTCGTCACGTTTTCGGCTTTCAATAAACCCACTGCCGATATTCAAATCGGAGCCAGTGATGGCTCTGGAGGCGTCGTTGTCAGCACTCGAAGCCAAGCCGATGGTTCCGTGGTTCAATTTGTGACCAGCCAGACTGTCTTTTTGAAGTCGACAGCCGTTCAGGATTTGACCTATGGCACGTATGACGTTACCGCGTCCATTATAGCCGTGTTTGCTGGAGCGTCAGGGAACGTCGGTTCCAATAACGTTGTCGTTCTTCAACAGCCCGTTCCTGGTATCAATTCCATCACAAATAGGCTGGCGACTTCAGGCGGGTTGGATATTGAGAGCAACACTGCTTTGGCTCAAAGAGTCATAGCCAAAGCGGAAGCTCGTAATTTGGGAACCAAGGCGGGGTATCGAAGTTTGGTCATCAGTCAGCAAGGGGTTCAGGATGCTTCCGTGGTAGGCCCGAATGATGCCGAGGCGGTGCGCACTCAATTTGGGAACGAGGTTGACATTTATCTATTGGGCACGAACCCGATTCAAGCCCAGCAAGTCACTACATTTTACAATTCACAGTTGACCTACGTGCTCGATAATAAGCCCGTATTGTCCATTGTTGGAGTTCTCGGATTGTCGAACTCAGTACCGTTCACATTTTCACAAGGAGTCGATTATGCCTTGGTGAACGATACGACCTCCCCCTATGCCAAATCCGTCAAATCTTTAGACGCGGTTCAATGGACAATTCCTGGGATGAAGCCAGATAATGCCTCTTTATTCACCGTGGCATATATTTACGACAAAAACGTCCCAGACACGCAGTTGATTTTGGACGACCCAAACAACCAAATTTTAACAGCAGACACTTTAGCTAAAGAGGCAACAATGGTCATAATAGACATTGGGTTCACTGCGGTCGCCAATGGCGGGTATGACAAGGGCGCCGTGCTGACAAGCGTCATCAACGCCTTAAATACCATTGTCAATTCTGGCGGTTTGGGAGCGAAAGTGGAACAAAGCGATTTGGTGTACCAGATTCGGAGCCAGGTTCCTGGGGTGGCATCCATTGTGGTTCCATTCGCGACATTGGCGCGGCGCGGGTCGTCAGGCAGCAACCAATTCGTCCAGGCGAGTTTGACTGAGTATTTGCGGCTTGATGGGAATAGTTTACTTGGGATGTCGGTGATTTAATGATTGATTTGCAAATTAACACTGTTTGCGACCACCACATCCGTGATGAAGTCATAATGCTGGATGGGATGAGTCCGTTTTATTACGCGGATTTGAGGTTCCCGACCAATATGAACACGAACGAGATTCAGGTTCGAGAGCATTACAACACAGAGCAGAATCCGAACTATGTGTTTTTCTTGGACGGGATAACTGATTTTGTTCTTCAGGGGAGCCAGAGATTGCAGTTCAACAATCTCTTATTTGCTCCAGGAGTTAATTTTGTTGAGGGGTTGACATCAGTCATCCCGAACAAGATTTACGAAGTTGATTATTTGACGCCTTTGACGACCTGCCCTAAATGCTTGGGGCTTAAATTCGTCAAAGACGTTAATTTTGACAGGCTTGGTCAGCTGACAACTTTGACAGGAATAGACAGAGCGAGGCAGAATATTTTAAAGATGCTATTGACTGTCATCGGGAATAACGTTTTCAATCCTGATTATGGGAGCACGTTAAACTCAGCCATTGGAGAAAAGTTGACGCCGACGATTTTTTTCAAGCTTCAGCAGTCTATCGTCAATGCGGTACAGAGCTTGATTCAAATTCAAGCTCAGGAAATAGATATTTTGCCAGCAGAAGAAATTGTTCTTGGGTTAAACAACTTATCCATCAACACGAATAGCCAAGACCCAAGATTGATTGACATTGTTATTGAAGTGTTGGTGGGGACGTTTCAAGCAGTGAACGTAAATTTACAAATGAGGGTACAATAATGACAGCTCAATATCCTAATGCGGTCGTTTCAGATATAAACATCCCGCGAGCCATAAACAATTTCGCCACGACTTTGAATGGCAGCCTTGGAGCCAGCGGAGATAATACGGCAGGAAGCGGCATCGCCGTTGTGAGTACCGCAGGGATGCCGACGGCTGGGGTCGTCACTATTGAAGACGGTGAAATTGTCACTTACACTGGCATCTCCGGCAACAATTTGACTGGGTATACTCGCGGAGCAGATGGAACGACGGCAGCAACTCATGTGTCGGGTGTTTCCGTGGCTGTCAACCATGTCGCGCTTCATCATAATTCAATTCAAGATGAAGTTGAAGCCATTGAAAATGACCTTGTAAATGGCATTCGATTGAATGCTTTTAATAATTTATTGGTCAACCCTGGGTTTGAAATCTGGCAGCGCGGCGCTTCTTTTGCCAGCCCCATCACTGACGCTTTTACGGCAGATAAGTGGAAGGTGAGTTATTCCGGCGCCCCGTCATTTACCATAACCAAGGACACATCCGCTCCCAATATCAATCTCGGCAGCGCGTCTCTTTCCAGTCAAATCTCTGCCGTGGGCGGGTCTACATCTTATTTCATTCGACAATTTGTTGAAAATTATCAAGATTTCATAGGGAAAACGGTTTCATTTTCAATCTGGGTTAAATCTACTGTCCCAGGAATCAAAGCATTTATCTCTAATGCCACTCCAGCGACTTCTTTTTCTGTGGCTCATTCAGGAGGGACGGCTTGGCAGCGTTTGACTTGTACGTATACGGTTCCTGTTGGCTCGGCATTTCTTGAAGTCGGTATTGGGTTCGCTGACATATCCCCTTCATTGAGTCAATTTTGGCTTGATTCTGCCATGCTCGTGAATGGCTCTAAGCCAATGGAATATCAGCCCTTCCAGAGCGCCGATGATTGGTCACGGTGTTTGAGATATTATGAATCGAATCAATTTTCATTGAGAGCTTATGCAGGGTCGACCAATGCTCAATATTCTCCTGTCGTTTATAGAGCGATAAAGGCGTCCTTACCGAGCGTGACCGTTGTGAATGGCACGATAGCTAATGTCACCAGCGTTGGAACAACGGCACCATTTATCACTGGCTTTACGTTATCAATAACACCAACAATCGTTGGCGAATATGGAATTGGATTGTCGACTTTAGCATCATGGGCAGCCGAGGTGGTTTAAAAATTTAATGGCAAGGTTTAATACATCACAATTCAACACGAGTCTTTTTAACACGCAATTTGTTCCAAAAATAAGCGTGTTGACTCCTTTAAATCCGCGCTCATATTTGGGCGCATCTGAGAATGCTTACGTGTTCTTGTGGACATTGCAATGTTGCACCACTTGTGTCGGCGGCTCTCCAGCCCCATTCAATCAGTATGACTTTGAACTTTGCATCGACACCGACCCGACTTTCTCAAGCCCAAATCTCAGATGCTTCAATGGGATGGATGCTGTTACAGGATTTGGCATTGGCGGCTTCGGAGATGACGGATTCGGCATTGGCGGCTTTACTGGAGGCGCCCGTGGTTTAGTAGGATACAGCAAGGGACAACTTGTCATTTCTTATGAGGTGGCATTCCCAATTAGAGCTGAAGACCAAACTATTCCATATTATTGGAGGGTTCGTGTATTGAGTGCAACTCTGGAAAGTCCTTGGACGGACACCCAGACGCTCACAAGAGACGATAGCCTGAAAACCGATATAACCAACAGAATTTTTGCAACGTATCCTGATGAGAATGTCTATACGAAGGATGTTAATAGCACCTACGTTTATATTTTAGCCAAAGAGTACGCTCGTCAAATCGAGGAGATGTCCTTCGAATCTATAAGGGCGAAGCGTGACATCTATCTTGAGTCCGTTCGCGACGAATCCCTGTACAACAATTTTGGCATTCTTTACAGCTTCTCCCCGCGCAATCAAACCCTCCAAGAATATAGAGAGCAGTTGATTCAGCTTAAAGACGCTTATGAATATTCCGGCACCATCAGCGCTGTTAATAAAATCGTTAAAGCCTTTACTTGTCGAGAGCCGGATATCATTCAAATCAAAGATTTAACTGGGTGGAGAATTTTTTCCAAAACAGACCCAGAACCCAATAGACCGCATTATTATATTCGCGACCCGCTGAACCCAACCCTTTCCCCAATCGTTACTATTTACAGTAAAGCTGAAAAAGCTCATGCTTTCATTCTGACTGTGCATAACACTTTCGGATTAGCGATTGACCAGGATTATCTCAGACAGTTGATAATTCAATTAATTCCGGCAGACTCTAAGGTAGAACTGGTTTTTACAACATGATGATAAGGAAAATAAATATGAAAGAAAAATTTTTAGGGGTGTTGTCATGAAGGGATTGATACTCGCCAGCGGGACAGAACCATACGTTGAGGATTTTAACGTATCTTTAAGCCAACAAACGCAGCAAGCAATCAAGGAAAGATTGTCTGATTATGTCGGCAATGGCGTCGTCCATTCAGAATCGGGCGGCGCCTTCGAAATGACCATGACTCCGAATATTCTAGACCAGACTCGCGTTGATATTAGTTTTGGCGTGGCGTATTTTGGCGGAGAAAGAATCGTTATTGATGCGAACGTTCTTTATGACCCAACAAACCCATCTAAAACAGACCCTGGTTCCGGCAAGCCGACCCCTCAATCAACTGGAAATATCGCCGTTCCTTTGGTGGATTACACTCTCAATGCGCTGAATTATATCTGGATTCAGTATTTGCAAACAATCGACGTTTCTCAAATTTCCATTCATCCGATTACATCTGAAAAATTCTTCACTCGGCAAACTGACGGGTATCAAGTCATCATCAGCACAATTAACGACCCCATCATCACTCCTCTCGCGAACGCCGTTTATGTCGGGTCTGTCAAAGGACAAGGCATCGGGAATCCAATTCCATCGGTTAATATTTCATATACGAACAGAACTTATGCGCTGCTGAAATTTCAAACAGTTAAAACGAAAACGCCGAAAGCTGACCGCTCTGACGCCGTAACTGCCTATGGCGCTGAAGAATTGCATGTCGTGGATGACCATGTTCGCTCCATTGGAACAGGAACAATCACCCCAGTCAATCCTCACGGTCTTACCTTGGCAGACCTCGGCATCGTGTCCAGCTTAGAACCATTGAATGAGCTTTATCAAAAAGAAACTCACGACAACAAAATCATCATGCCGGACGCGACTTTGTTGACCAGCGGTCTTTATCCACAAATCATTATTGTTGACCCAGGAAACGATTTTCTTAATATTCAAAATCTCGCCGCCACTGAAACTGTGTACGTGAATGGCATTCGAAAAGCAGCTATCAACATCATGAGCGGCGTCAACCCTATTACGATTTCTTTCGCTGGACAATTGACCAACACATATTATGGATATTTGGATAATAGCGGTAATGTCGCTATCACGACAGATTATGCGAACACTGTCGTTGTTAATAAATATTTACCTCTGTTCGCCGTAAATTGGCTTCCATTCGACCCAGCTGGCGGCGGAGGGAATATTCGTAATCCTGATAATTCAGCTTTAAGAACTCCGAAAGATTTACGCGCGATTACTGGCGAAAACAATACCGAACTTCGCTTCACTGACCCGCTTACGATTGATTTATTTCCTGGTCGTCGGTGGCTTAATTTGGCGGATGGGCAGGTTAAAACAGTTAAAGATAATGCAGGCACTATTGTGATAATGGCATGATTTTTCAAAAACCAGAAATACAAGAAAAAGTCTTGAACTATTATCGTTCAAATCAAAGTACGCGCGAATCGGCTCCTGGGATGTGCAAAGACACTATGCAAAAAATTATTAGACTTCTTAAACAGAATGGGACGATTGTCAAGAAAGAACATCGTCATCGTCTTTGGACAGAATATGAAGATGATTTTTTAAGGAAAAACGCTAAAAAACTTTTTGCTAAAGAAATCGCAATTAAACTTGAACGCAGTGAATTTAGCGTGAGTCATAGAATAGAAAGACTTGGATTGCTTTTTGGCAGAACGCCATCAAAAAAGAAAAGAATTATTGTTCGATGGACGCCTGAAGCCAAACAAAGAGTGAGTGAAAAATTGCTTAAAAAATATAAGACAAACACATCGGCTCGTGTTAAAAACGCATCAAATTTTAATCGTAATGTTCGCCCGACTCAACCAGAATTAATGTTTAAAAAAATTGCTTTAAAAGAAAAATTACCATTTTCATATGTTGGCAATGGCAAACATTGGATAGGTTCTAAAAATCCAGATTTCATTCATAAACAAAGAAAGATTATTGTTGAAATTTTTGGCTGTTATTGGCATGGATGTCCAGAGCACTTTCCTAATAGAACGCAAAAATATTGTGATGAATTTGAACGTAAAGATTATTATCTTAAGCATGGATATAAATGTGCTGTCATCTGGGAGCATGATGTCAATAACATTGATACTGTTTTAAGGAGAATTAAAAATGGCTAGTACATTTACGCCTAACGCCGGATTTGAGAAGCCTAGTCACGGAGACCAGGCGTGGGATGCTCCACTTCGCCGCAACTTTGATATTTCAGATAGCTTAGCGACCATCAACATTGCTCTCCAGGTGACGGTGGCTGGGGGATTAAAGGTCAACGTTGCTCCTGGTCAGGTTCAAATTGGTGGTTCTATTTATCCGTTCCTTGGTCAGACAGCGCTGACGCTATCCCCAAACACGACCAATTTTGTGTTCGTCAGCAATGTCGGCGTCATCACTTTCAATGTATCTGGGTTCCCGTCGTTGTCAGTTCCACTGGCGCGAGTATTCACTGGGCCTGCGAACGTCATTTCTGTTGTCGACACTCGCTCGTTCCTTGGTGGGCCTGGGGGAGCCGTGTCGTCCGGCGTGAACACCCTTGCTGTTACTGGAGCCATTGTTGGTCTTCAAGGAGATATAGTATTGGTGTCGGGGAGTAATATCGTCATTACTCAGGACACGCCGAATAATAAGTTTTTATTTGACGTTAATGGCGGGTCGATTAACAGAAAATATCGCCAACCCGTATCTGGGTCGCTGGATGGATTTAACAATCAATTCACGACTCCAGACTCATTTACGGCTGGAACAGAAGAAATTTTCATTGATGGAGTATTAAGGAATTTTGGCGCTGCCGAAGATTATACGTTGTTTGGCGCTAACGGGTTGAGTTTTACATTCGCCCCAGCGATTGGGTCGAAAATTTTAGCAAGTTATAATTCAGTTTAAGGAGAAACCATGCGTACATTTATTCAATCTGATGACATAAAAGATGATGCGATAATAGCGACCAAGATGGCGGTTAATTCCGTCACCACGAACGCCTTGACCGATTCTGCGGTCACAAATTCCAAGCTTGGCAGCCTTTCCGTGTCACAACTCAAAATAGCCAATGAAGCTGTCGGTATTACTCAGATTGAACATAATGCCATTACCAACGCAAAAATGGCTGATAACGCCATTAGTTCGTCCAATATTATTGATGGCGCTGTTATTGGAATCAAACTCGACACCACTGCCAAGCAAGCCGTCCTTCAATATAAAAAAATAACCAGCTATGTTCAGGCAAATGGATTGGCGCTTTCCCAAGGGATGACCAATACGGAAGTAACCAGCATTATTGGTTTGACCACGACTCCTGCTACATCGGCAGGTGTCGGAGAAGGCATTATTGCTGACTCTCCTAAGAACCAAGCTTATATACGAGACGCTTATACTGGCGAACCCGCGCTCACTAATTCTTTAGAAATTTACGCTCGCATCACTTATGAATACCCAGGAATTACGCAATGGTTCTTGACATTTTATACTCAGGCTCCAAATTTACCTGAAGTCGTCACTCCTATCCCGCAAGGATTAACCGTCATTGATTGGCAATATCTCCAGCGTTACAACATGAATACTGTTGATGAGTCTTTTGCTGCCAGTGACAAATTTTTCAATGGGACTGTCGACCTTACAGAAGTTCTCAATATTAACCAGCTCGCCAAAGACATTTACACGTCTCCCGTCTTGACCAATCTTGGTAACGCTCATTTAACAGTTCCTTTGGAAACCCAAATACAAGAAATCGTTCAAGGCTTGACCACTATTACTCCTGTTCTCGCCCCGCGTTCGGTTCCTGGGATTGCCATTCAAATCAATGCCATTACGCAACTTCATATTTCATCTGGCGCCGTTGGTACGAGCCAGATTGAAAATCAAGCTATAACGAACGCGCTCTTGGCTGATAATTCTGTCACCAATACGAAAATCGCCGCGCTATCTATTTCGACAGGTCAACTTCAGGATGTGTCTGTTTCAACTGGAAAACTTCAAGACACGTCTGTGACGCAAGGGAAGATTGCTAACGCTGCGGTAGGTTTGACGCAAATTGAAAGCCAAGCCATTTTGACAGGTTTATTGCGCGACCAAGCCGTGACTCAACCAAAAATCGCATCTCAGGCTGTTGGAGTAACGCAAATAGAACTTGAAGCCATAGTGACAAATTTGATTCGTGATTTCGCCGTTACCAATGCGAAGTTGGCTCCCAACTCTGTGACCTCCGACAAAATTGCTGATGGAACCGTGATTGCTGTTGATTTGGCTCCCAGCGCGGTCGACACTTTGGAGTTGTCCAATTCTGCCGTCACCAATCCCAAATTAGCTGCCAATGCCGTGGCGACTGCGAATATTACTGACTCTGCCGTCACGAATCCTAAACTTGCCGTCAACGCGGTAACGTCAACCAACATAAGTGACAGCTCAATTATTCAATCGAAAATTTCTGATGGGGCGGTCGGGCTTACGCAAATCGAACTTCAAGCCATTATCACCAACCTCATTCGTGATTTCGCTGTCACAAATGTGAAGCTGGCTCCGAACTCTGTTACGTCCGATAAAATTGCCGATGGAACTGTTATCGCCGTAGACCTGGCGCCGAGCGCTGTTGATACTTTGGAACTTTCCAATTCCGCAGTGACGAACCCTAAATTAGCGGTCAACGCCGTCACAAGCGACAAAATAGCGGCTGGACAAGTTGTTAAAACCATCGCCGCCTATGGTCAGCTGACTTTAACCGACAATGTTCAATTGGCTGGCAGCCCATCTATCTCCGTAACCTCTGATGGCATCTCTAACGCCATCCGCATTGAAGTCATGTCTTTGAATCTGTCTCAATTGAGCGATGTCATTATTGCGTCTCCTGCGGTGAATGATGTCATCCAATATAATGGAATAGAGTGGGTAAATGGAACTCCTGTCAATACGTCAGCGGGCGCGGGCGTTATTTATTTCTTAAATGACCTGCCGTCGTCAGATGGTAATTTCACATTGTCATTTGCTCCAGACACAGCTCTTGAGCATTCTGATAGTGTCGTCGTCAATAATTCCACGGACATTATTAGCGGATATTTATCTGCTCCGTTAGGACGAACTCAGCTTGATGGCGGTATTTGGGAATTTGATTTGTATCGGTATGTCGATGTCGTATCTGGAACTTCGACCATTGTCTCGCAAGTCTTGCGTCGCTTTTTAGGAGCAGGCACCGTAACTATCACAGGGTCTGGGACAAGTCGCTTGGCGACCATTACTGGCGGCACTCCATTCCTCGCTGGTGATGCCAATGCGGATATGACTCTATCCGGCTATATTGAAACTCCAACTCAAACCTTTCAAGTTACAGGATTCACGTCATCTTCGATTGTTACCATCGCAACGCCAAGCGGGTATGTCAATGAATCCAGCGTCGCGTATGCCGTGCATCGAAATCTATTTCAAGTTGAATCTGGAGAAATCAACGATACAACTGTGACTCTTGAAAATGTTCTCACGGCTCAGCCTGCCTATACTGGGTTTGGCGCGACAGATGAGTTATCGGTTCGGTTTTATGGTCGGACGACGAATGTTGGCAACATCACCATTAATCTTGTTCATGACGGAACGACTCATTATTCCCACATTCACACTCCGCTCGTCACTCGTCACAATGATTTGGCTGGATTGCAAGGCGGGACTGGTAATGAATATTATCACCTGACTGCCACGCAAGCATCCTACCTATCGACTTTGACAGGGAATGTCCAGACTCAATTGGATGCAAAAGCATCAACCGCTCTCAATAATCTGACCAATGTGGCGTTTAATCAAGACCTGACTCCTGATACTGGGAACACGCGCAGCGTCGGCTCTCCAAGTCTTCCTATTCAAGATATAAATCTGAAAGGCAGCCTGCAACTTCAACAAACTGGAGCAGGGACAAATGCCATTTCCGTTCATGCGCCAGCAGCCGTCACTTCCTATCCTATCGCGCTTCCTGGCGCCCAAGGCTTGTCGAACACGTTCCCCCAGAATGACGGGAATGGGAATCTGGCATGGAACTTGGTCAATGGCGCAGGGATTGCCAATGGAGCTGTTGGGTTGACGCAGATTGAGCTGCAATCCATTATCTCCAGCCTGATTCGTGATTTGGCTGTCACCAATGCCAAATTAGCTCCTAATTCGGTCACGTCTGACAAGATTGCCGACGGGACTGTCATTGCCGCCGATATCGCTCCAGGAGCCATAGACACGTTAGAATTGTCCAATCTCGCCGTGACGAACTCAAAGCTTGCCGTCAATGCGGTTGCCACGGTCAATATCACGGACTCAGCCGTTACCAATTCAAAATTAGCTGTCAACGCAGTGACTTCGACCAATATTTCGGATTCTGCCATTACTCAATCCAAAATATCGGCTGGCGCCGTCGGATTGACAGAAATCGAGCTTCAATCCATTACAACTGCCTTAATTCGTGATTTGGCAGTGACTCAACCGAAGATTGCAGCAGGCGCCGTTGGTTTGACGCAATTGGCGAGCGAAGTATTCGCAGCTCAACATCAACACTTTACCAATGTTCTTCCTGTTAATTCTCCTGACGGGTTGACGAATATTTTTGTATTCAATCTTCCAGGGACTCCAACATCTGGGCATGAGATGGTGTTCGTAAACGGCGTGTTAAGATTCGTAACGGACGATTACGCAGTGACGTATTTGACCAATCAATTGAATGTCGCTTTCACTTTTGTGCCAGCGAATACGAGTAAAATTATAGCAAGTGGAATATATTCGCTGTAAAATGGAGTAATCAATGCGAACATTTGTCCAAAATCAGGAATTAGGCGCTCAATCAGTCACCCAGCCCGTTATCGCTAACGGGGTGGTTGGTCTGACTCAAATTGAAGATGGCGCCATCATCACTCAAAAGGTGAGAGACCAAGCCATCACCAATGACAAGCTCGCACCCAATTCCGTCACATCAGATAAAATCGCAGATGGCACTGTTATCGCTCAAGACATTGCCCCTGGAGCTGTTGACACTTTAGAGCTTTCAAACTCTGCTGTCACAAATCCCAAGCTCGCCATCAACGCTGTCACTTCTACGAATATTTCAGATTCTGCCGTTATCAATTCCAAGCTTGCTGTTAATTCGGTAGCGACGACCAATGTCACTGACTCTGCCATAACGAATCCAAAAATAGCGGTCAATGCCATTACGTCGGCAAATATTTCAGATTCTGCTGTCATCAATTCCAAGCTTGCTGTCAACTCAGTGGCGACATCAAACATTACCGACTCTGCTGTAACGAATCCAAAAATAGCGGTCAATGCGGTCACTTCTACGAATATTTCAGATTCTGCTGTCATCAATTCCAAGCTTGCTGTCAATGCTGTAGCGACGACCAATATCACCGATTCAGCGGTAACGAATCCGAAATTATCCACCAATGCCGTCACTTCTACAAACATTTCCGACTCTGCCGTTATCAATTCAAAATTGGCTATCAATGCGGTCACTTCGGATAAAATAGCGGCTGGGAATGTTGTTACGACCATTGCTCAGGTCGGCGGCATCACCTTAACTGATAACGTGAATTTCGAAGGCGGGACGAATATCCTGCTTGAAACATTGACCGCAGGGAACAAAATTCGCATTTCAAATATCACTGTAGGGTCTGGCAGTGCGACTATAAATATTCTTGGGAATGGCGGATTTAGTATTTGGCAGCGGGGCGCCAACGGTTTTACATCCAATGGCGTCACTGCCGACCGTTGGAGCTTGGCTCTCGGCTCGAACGCTGCCACGGTTTCTCAGGAAGGCACTGCCGTGGATAGAAGTGCGTATGCTATGAAAGTCATTTCTACGATATCGTCTGGCGTGGTGTCGATATCCCAAAGCATTGAAAATTTTAAAGAACTTCAAGGTCAAGATGTCTCATTGACGGTTCGTGTGAGACCAGGAACCGTAGGAACAATTATCGTCAAAATAACCGACAGCAATGGCTCGACTTCTTCATCTGTCAATGTCGGCACAGGCTCATATGAAACTTTAACTGCCCTGAGAACCATCGGAGCCAGCATTTCATCTTTGTCTGTTTCAATTGAGATAAGTGCCAGCCAAACTTGCTATATCGACAATGCCATGTTTTCTCAAAGCACGTCTGCATTGGCGTTCGCTCCTCTCAGCCCTGCCGAAGAATGGCAGCGCTGCCAAAGATATTTTGAACTTGGCTATAATGATTTTTCGAAATATGGAGCATCAGACGACACAACTTATTATATTGATGACGACATTGATTTTAATACGATAAAGCTATCCAACCCCGTGCTCGCATTGAGCAATGTGCAGATTTACGAGGATGGGCTGGGACTGACGAATGCGGTATCAAGTTACACTTTTGTTCTTGGCATCACTGACCATTTGTTACGCGGATTTTCTTTGAGAGCTTCAAAGACCATAGGTGGACAGAGACCTGTTAGAATGGCATTTAATTGGACGGCAACGGCTTCATGAGGTTAATTTATGAGTGAAACATTTGTTCCAGCAAGAGCATTAGACCCGACGAATACTCCTTATCAGAATCTTATCGCCAATGGCGGATTTGATAATTGGAGCCGTGGATTAACTTTTACAAACCCTGTTCCATCAACTCGGATTGCTGATGCGTGGACGTATGTCAAAAGTGCGGCAGGGACTCAGCCAACCGCAGACGTTTCTGCTGAAACAACTTTAATAGATAGCGGCGTTTATGCGGTAAAAATAAATTGCACCAATGCGGGTAGCGGCATCAACGACGGCGTTTATATTGAACAAGTCCCATCTGTATTGTTCGCTCAATCCGTTCGCGGCCAGACTTTAACGTTAAGCGCCAGAATTAAAACGTCGACAGCCAATAAATGGAGAATCAATATTGGTGACAGCTTGGGCGCTACTTTTTCGTCCTATCATTCAGGGTCTGGAAATTATGAGACCCTTACAGTGACAAGAGCCATCAGTGCTACAGTTACGGTAATATATTTTAGCATAGGCATGATTCAAGCAGCGAACGTTGCCATTTCAACGGGGTACATTGATTCAGTTATGCTGGTCATAGGCAGCGCCGCGATGAATTATGTCGCGGGCCATACTGAAATTGAAAAAGTCAAAATCGGAGCCGTATCTGATTTGCAAGATAACGTTCCCAATATTCTTGCTAATGGTTCATTTGATATTTGGCAAAGAGGAACTTCTTTTAGTTCTCCTGCTACGTCTACATATTCAGCCGACCGCTGGAAAATGGGCAAAGATGGAACTCCCACATTTACGATATCTAAAGAAACGTCAATTGTTGACGGCGCAGGAGCGTCTTGGAAATTAGACGTAACAGTGGTCGGTGGCGCTACTGGTATTTATTTTTCACAGGCTATTGAAAATTATTTGAATTATAGCGGTCTGAACGTGAGCCTCTCTGTACGCGTCAAATGTTCAGTAGCAAATATTTTCACTGTACAAATATATGACGGCACTAACGTAAAGAAGTCTCAGCCACATTCTGGCTCTGGAAATTGGGAAACTTTAACGGCAACCATGATAATGCCAAGCATTCCGACTGCTATGAACTTTTATTTTGGACTCATAAACGATGGAGTCAGTGTTGGAACTTTTTATGTTGATAATGCAATGGCGATTGTCGGGACGACACCAATTACTTTTGTTCCAGCAGACCCGCAAATCGACATGGCAAGATGCCAAAGATATTATGAAACCAATCCAAGCTTTATTGCGTCTTTCACTGTTACAACTGCAACAGATTGGAGACTCCCAATTAATTTTGCTGTTGAAAAATTCGCTATTCCAACTATGACTGTGACTGCTGGAAGCACAAGTGGCCCATATTCTTCAATTACTGGGAATGGCTTATCGAAAAGAGGATTCTCTATCAACGTAGTTTCCAATGGAACGGCAGGCGCTATAATGATTGGAACTGCCAACAACGCAACCTGGCAAGCGGAGGTCGCATAATGATGAATTTTTTGAATATCCTTATTGAGGAAATAAAATGAGCATAAAATCTCAAGAACTTGATATTTCTGGATTAAACTTCCCTCAAATAGATTTAGCCCCTGGTCGTTTATTTTATAAGACTGACATCAAAACTCTTTATGCTTACGATGGCGTGACGTGGACTGCCGCTGGCGCCGGAACTCTCCAAAAAGTCAATGTTGTCCCGACTGGTTCCATTAATGGCTCCAATTTAACTTATACCTTGCCAGACGTATTTGCGGCAGGACAGCTCATTGTGTCTCGCGATGGCTTGGTCATGCAAAATGGAGTCGACTTTTTTGAGCAACCCAGTCTTCCTGGCTTCACCATGACTCCAGCTCCGCTTACTGGCTCGTCACTTTTGGCTTTCTACCCGATTACGACCAATATCGTTTTCCCAACACAGTCATCCCAATCATTTGTCGCCACGGCAAGCCAAACCGTGTTCAATTTGAATTTTTCATATCTTGTCGGTTCCGGCGCCCTTCAGGTTTATTCCGGCGGATTGCGATTGCTTATTGGTGTTGATTACGTTGAAACGAACAGCACCACGGTAACATTTTTTACGGGTCGTACTCTTGGCGAAAACGTCATATTTATTGCCCAAGGTGTTCAACCTAATTTTGCTCATGCCGCGACTCATAGCCCTACTGGGAGCGACCCACTTCCAGCAGCGGTCACATATAGAGAAGATTACGTTGTCGGAACTGCTTTAAATAATTACACAGGCTCGACGACAGTGTTTAATCTTGCGAATTCGTATGTTGCTGGGAACAACACATTGACAGTGACCGTTGATGGTCAGGTTCAGACCAAAGGAGCGACTGTCGATTATCAAGAAACCAGTTCTTTAATTGTCACTTTTAATAATGCGTTAATAGCTGGTCAAAAAGTCAGTTTTATTTTTACCAAAAGTTCTCTTGCTCCTATCCCTGGCGTCTACGCTCACGCTCCTTACGTTCAAAAATTACGAATTTCAAATATAAGCGCGGTTGGCAATCACGTGTTGTGGTGGTGGGCTGCGATGTTCGATACTCTTGGAAATGTATTCGTGTCCAATGCTCCTGGTAGTATCGTGACAACAAACATAACCAATATTGGAGTGGTCAATGGACTTGATGTAGGCTCAGTCGCTATCAATACATGGTATTACGTATGGCTGATTTCCAATGGGACTAATACAGGGGCGCTTTATTCGTTAAGTCAAACAGCGCCCACTTTGCCCACTGGATATATTTATAAACTCCTTCTTGGAGCGGTGCGCACAGATGGTTCAGGAAATATTATTGAAACACTTCAGGTTGATGACACCGTGTATTACTCTCTCGACCAATTAGTGTTGACTGATACAACTCACGACAACACCAGCATTGATGTTGATATTTCTTCGAGAATCCCTCCTTTGATTGCTTGGCAGGCATATATTTTTGCCACTTTGACAGCTACTTATTCTGTAGCAGGCACTAGAACTGTTATCTTATATGCTGGAGGAGAATTTGGAGGCGTCAGCCCTGGTAGCGGAGCGCCGACTTTAATGGCAAATAGTTCGATATATCAAAATGCAGATGTCATCCGAACCAGTGGAACAAAATGGATTCCAATATTTAATGAATCGGCTCCTGAATGTATTTATCGTGCAAAATATTTTAGCACGGCAACCAATAGAACAAATTATGAATATGATGCTTGGGTTTTGGGTTATAAATTAAGCATATTTTAAAAAGGTGTTTTTATGTCACGAACAAATATTGAATCAGTCGCTTTTTTAGCCAGTTATGTCGGGCAGACGACCAATGCAACTGGCGACGGGACTATCGTCACGGTTCCATTCGCCACAGAGCGTTTTGATATTGCGAATAATTACAATATTTCAACGTACACATTTACCGCTCCTGTTGCAGGGAAATATCAATTCAACGTAACTGTTTATTTGGAAGCTTTGTTAGTAACTCATACAGGTAGAAAAATTAGCTTAATCACTACGGCTAGAACTTATTTAATTTTTGATGGCGTTGCGGCAGCCACTGGCAGCCTATCAATTAATTTCCCTGTTCTTTGTGATATGGGGGCTGGCGACACTGCTTATGTGACCGTCGCAGTTTCGGGCGGAACCAAAACCGTTTCTGTCGGTGGCGGCAGCGCAGGTGATACGAATTTTAGTGCGCACTTGGTTGCTTATTAATTTAAGAAAATAATTAGGAGGAAAAAGAAATGCCAGTTCAAACCGTATACGTTTTAAACATGACCGATGTGGGTGGGTACAAAGTTGATGTCGTGCACAATGATGGTATCAGTCAAGATATTGATGTGGCGACATTGCCATATTCCGTCAACTCTAATGGATTAACCAATTTTTCACAAATCAATGTTGAGTGCAAAACATGCGGAACCATGAGCCAATATCCATTGGCAGGCGGGCCAAGGTCGCAATATCTGCATTACCTCAGAATGATGTCGTTGACGCTTGGAGAAGTTCAAGCCATTGCTCTTGGGCGAGGATTGCCGACAACGGGAACTCAAATAGAATTGGCTTCATCCATCATTCAAAATGAATGCGATTTACAAAGCGTTCAATTTTGTAATTTGCAGCAATCTTAAAAGAAAACAGACAAGGAGTCAGTCATGGGATTATTTTGGGAGATATCGCCGAGGGGCAGCGTCAAAGCGTATGGCGTTCATGAAAATCTCCTTTTAAATGGAGGCTTTGATACCGACCAAGTGAATGGCGGTACGCTCTACACCAATCCAACTAATGGGTCTGCGACCTTAGACGCATGGTTGGCATTCAAATCCGGCGCGACTCCTCCATCTTTCACGGTCAACAGGGCTGCTACGGGAGATATTGGCGCCCAGGTTGATGTCGGCAATTACGCCATGAAAGTCGTCGTCACCAATATTGGCGTTGGTTCCGGCGCTCTGTCTATTTCTCAGGCCGTCATAAACCCTTTAAATTATAAAGGGCAAACCGTTTCCTTGTCCGTTCGCGTTTATAGCTCTCTTGCCAATGTCGTTCGTGTCGGCATTGATGATGGAATTTCTGTGTCGTACAGTGGATATCACCCTGGCGGAGCTTCTTACCAAACCTTAAACATTACCAAGGTTATGAGCGCCAGCGCGACCACGCTCAATATTTTAGTGTTTTATTCCACGCAAACCGACCTTCAAACTGGAACTTATTTCATTGGAAGTTCCATGCTTGTTGTTGGAGACTTCCCAGTTCCTTACCGCCAGCGCTTTACGGACTTCAATATTGACGGAACTCGCATTAAAGCAGGCTCAATCAATCAAGACAGAATCAATTCAGCGTCTTACGCTGGGTCTGGTATAGGGTTCAACCAGACAGGCACTGTCCAAGTGTTTTACATGGCGGCGCCTCCTTCTGGATGGACTCAAGTTGTTTCCATGAACGATAGAGCCTTGCGCGTCGTCAATGGCGCGGGTGGAGGCACAGGTGGGTCGTCTGCCTTGTCAGCTGGCTTCGCCCTGTCTCACAGCCATACCGTTAATTCTCACTCGCACACGGTCAACAGTCATGCTCATACGGTCAATAGTCACTCTCACGGAATCAGCGCTGACGGGTCTCATAGCCACACCATCAATAGCCATACGCATCCCATTACTCAATCAGCCATTGACCACAAGCACGCAACTCATGTTTTAAGAGCTAATGTTGCTGGGTCGGACACCCACGTTGTTGCTGGGAATCCATCACCGCCATGGGGATATTCAGGGGACATTGTTGCCACAGGTACAAATGTCATGATTTTTGGTGGCGGTTCGCCACTTGGGGTTTTATCACAGCCTTTCCAATATTTCCTATCCAATGCAATCAATACGGGAAGTTACGCTGGCGGCAGCACAAGCGTTCAAGCGTCCACAGGAACTGATACGCAAGGAAGCCATACCCATGGCGCAGCCACAGGCAATGCGACCCCAGCGACTGATTCTCAAGCGCCTGGCACAAGTTCTCAAGCTCCTGGGACAGACAGCATCCTGGGAACATTCACTTTTCAATATTTAGACGTTATTGTTGCACAGAAAAACTGAAAAACAGAACATAGGAGATTATCATGGCTCATTTACATTGCCCGATTAACGGGATGCCGTGTCTTGACGGCTGGCGTAAGGATTTCGGGGAAGACGAAAGAACGGCTGAGCGCGGGAAATGCCAATGGTGGCGGCACGTCAGAGGAAAGAACCCGCAGACCAATGAAGAATTTGATAAGGGCGATTGTGTCATACCATGGCTTCTTATTGGAGCCATTGAGGTATCTCAACGAACCATGCAAACAGGCGTCGCCATACAGGAAGTGCGCAACACTTTAATAGATATTTCGCCTCCTGAAGCGGCAGAGAAGGCGATGCAAAACTCAGTCAAAAGAATGTTGGTTCAAGCAACGGCTCCGTCGATTACTCAAGGGCTTATTGATGCGAACAAGGTCAGCCAAATTGAACAAGAACTCAAGAATCATGCCGCTGGCGAAAAAGCGCCTATGGGTGGCGAGATAATTGATGTTGTGCCCAAATTGCCGGACGAGGCTGGTCAAAGTTGAGTGGCCGTGTTCCCTTGGCGGTTATGATTTGTCGTGCCAGTGCAGTTTTGTAAAAACAATTTATTATGGGACTCCTGACGAATATATGGCGAATAATGACGGGATGGTTGCTCAAGGCTCCGCCTCCCTTGGCGCCGCTGCCATCTTCTCCAATCCCTCCCATCGCCCCTCAAGTTCAGGCGATTCCAGTTGCGCCGAACATAGAGCCAGTTAAGGCTCCCCCTGCCGTCAAACCAGCCACCCCAGCGCCGTTGAACAGCTCGCCGCTCGACCGCTTTATCAAGTCAGCGGGCATCCTTAAGAGCCGTGGGTTTGATTTTTACGCTGTTTTGACTCATGCCTGGAATGAATCTGGCGGCTTTGAACACATCATTGGCAACAACAATTTCTTCGGCATCACCATGCCAAACAATTGGGGAGGCAAAATTTTGCATATCCCAACGCATGAATTCGTGAAATACGTCATCCCTGACCCAAACGACAAAGACCTCAATGCCAAGGCAATCGCATATGCCAAGAGGCAGTTCCCTGGCGCCCATGATTTTGAAGTGCAGCCTGTTAATCCTTCCAAGCCAGGGTATTGCTATGTCCGCTTGTCAACCACGAGAGAATTTATTGATTGGGACTCGACTGAAGAAGCTCTTATTTTCTATTGCGATAAAATTCAAAGGATGTACCCTCAATCATATAGCTGGCGGAACGTGCCAGATAAATACTTTTTTTGGCTTACTGGCGGCAAGTATCAATGGGCGACCAACCCTAAGTACGCCGGAGAGCTGACGAGTCTTTGTTCCATTCTTACAGCCAAAGCCGACTTGAAGACTAAAATAGACTCTGTTCTGGTTTAACATGCGAGAGGTGCTCGTTGCCTCGCTCATCGAAGATGAGTTAAGAAGTTTGCCGGAGCGAGCCAAACCAAAAGTGATTTTGCTCGACATTGAGCACTGGGATAGGCTGGTATTTGAGATTCAAACATCTGACAGTTTATCCAACACTGAATTGAAATATATGTGGATGACGGCTGTTGAAATTGCCAAAAAACGCGGTATCCCTCCATCAAAAGTTAATGAAATTGAGTGTCCGGCTATGCAGGTTCGCTTCCGCCGGAACAGCCTTATTCAAGGAATTCGTATTTTATATTCAGTCATGAAAAAAAGGAGAAATTATGGGAATTGTTGACAAAATCAAGCTCTTGTTTGCTGTCAGAAAGCCAGCCATTGAATTGGTTGGGCAGATGAAGCAACTCAAGACGGGGTGGAAGACGCTAACATGGTGGATTTCCGTATTCGCTACGCTTGCGACTTTGGGCACGTATGCGGGCGGATTTTTGCCTGCCACGACAGCCTTAATGGTCACTGTAGCCATTACCTTTGTTTACCAGGTGCTGCGAGCCATCAAAAATGCCGATATGGTGGGGACGGCGCCGCTGTTCATTTCCACGCGGCTCTGGTCTGGTATTTTGGCGATTGCAAGCGCTTCCTTGCTGTCTTTGCAAGCCGGAGGCATCGACCCGAATTGGGTGAAAGCTTCTTTGGCTGCCATTGCCGTTATTATGGCGCTTGCGCAAAACCTTGGCGGTCAGCAGCCGACCAATGTGCTTCCAGAACAGCCCAAAAATTAACGAACCCGCGCGAGAGCAAGAATGTTCACTCTTGCCGAATGTTCATTGTAAAATGAACAATAAGATTCTTGCTCTCGCAAATCGGGCTTTAAAACTTATCAACCGCCTGCCGTCAGTGTCCGTGACCAAGATTGTCGATGGGCGGCGCGTGTGGGGCTTGTTTTTGACGTTTCGATGGTAATTTCCAACCCGCGCTTCTTCGTCGTGCCCGTAATTGTGCCCACCCTTCCCTGATTCGTCGTCTCCTTCGTGGATTTTGAAGATACACGTATCTCAAATTATCGGCGTGGAGTGGCTTGGACTCATCTATTATTTGAGCCTCTAAGCGAGACAGGACATCAAATGGCTTTAAAAATGCTCTGGCGACAAGAGATTGGGCTGAAAAAAGCGTTCTTTTGTTATGAGACCATAACCTGTAATAAAATCCGCCATCCACTCCTATATGTGGACAAACAATTTGCGTTTTGTGCTTACTTAACTGACGCGGGATAGTTATTAAAATTCCATTCTCGCTGACCAGATAATAGGGGAACCCTGGCACTGGCTTCCAAATGAGAGGATTGTCAGGAGTTGGCGAGTCGTTGCTTGATGTTGGGCTGGAGCACATGTTTTCGATAATCCGAGCCAGGGACATTCAGACGTTGAGAGTTGCCGAAGAAGACGCTTAAGAGCTGGCGTCCTTCTTCATCTTGAGCATCTTTTAAAGCGTCAATGTCGTAATAAGTGGTGATGATGGTGGGAGACATGAAGCGGCGGCGCTTATCAAGTAATCTGGAAATTTCGCGCGTGATGTAATTCGGGCCGCGCATGAATTTATCTTCCTTGGCGTTAATGTCAGGTCTGATTAAAAACTGATTGACGCCGAAATTCTCAATACAATAAACGTCCATTTCTTCAAATTCTTTTTCGATATTTAATTCATTTGAAGCAAATTTATCGTTTTTGCGGATGTAACTCAGGATGTCATTAAAATCTCTCATGAGAACTTTTTTACCCTGGAATATTGCTTCTTTAAGTACGCAGGCGGTCAGCATGGATTTGCCGGAACCGTGGGTTCCGTAAATAATCAAGCCTAGACCATTTTCATAGGCATTTTGAAAATTTTTGATGTAATAACGAACGTCTTCGAGTGTTTTTTTACGTTGAGCTATTTCGTCTGCTTTAATGTATGGCACTTTGATGTCGAAGTCTTCCAATTCAAGCGCCCACAGTTCGCGCGGGATATTCGCAAAGGCATATTTGATGTAGAGCTTGTAAATTTCGCGGCATTTGCGCTTGCACTCAGTTAAGAGTTCTGCGTATTTGGAACATTGAGGACATTTGCGTTTGAGCTTTGATTTTTCTATTTCTAAAGCTTCTTCTAGCCCGCCCATTATTTTCCATCCTCATCTTGAAGAACGATTGTGTCCAGCATAATTGCCTCGGCTATGTGAAGGTCTTTCACGGCTTGTTTCATGCGTTTTTGTTTAATAATTTCGTCAACGTCAAAAGTATCAATTTCGACTTCACTTTTGAATCGTCGAGTGTCGATACGCCCCATTGAGTTTTTATCACTCAATGTTCTTTCATATGATAATTTCATGCTCCATCTCCTATGCGCTCAATATTATTTTCTTTAAATCACTGGCTGATAATTTAACATTTTTTGCCATAGGGTCGAACAGCATTTCTGAATATCCTTGTTTGCGAGACAAGATATCGAGCATTTTTTCTTCGACCGTGTTCTTGCAAAGAAGCGTGTGAACAGTCATTTCGCGCTTTTGTCCATAACGTCGTATACGACCAACGCGCTGGGTCATTTTAGACGGCGTGTAAAGCAAGTCGAAAATAACCATTTTGTTGCATTCCTGTAAATTGATACCCCAAGCCAAGCAATCCGTGGTAACAAGGACTTTTAAGGAAGGCATTTTTTTGAAATGGTTGAGAGTGTCATGGCGTTCCGCTCCTTTAACTTTGCCGGAAATCAAAACATGGCTTATCTTATCTCTCGTGAGGCGGTCGCTTATTCTGTTAGCAGCCTGCAACCATTGCGTGAATACAATTATTTTATCATCGTGTTTAGATTCCTTGATGATTCGCATTAATTCTTCGAGCTTGGTGCTGGCGCCGCTCGCGTTTGCGTCGCCAAGGTCTGCGAAGTCGCACGCCTCTCTAAGTTTAACCAACACGGAAATCATTTGGCTATATGTCGTATCACCGACGGTAATGGTTTGTTTTGATTTGACTTTCAAATCTTCATAAACCCTGCGCTGGTCTTGAGATAACTCCATCCAATGATGCAGAACATTCGTGTTTGGCAATGTCCGCCCAATGTCTTCATTGGTGCGCTGAAGCATATAAGGTTGAATGCGATTGGCAAAATCTTTTATTCTATCCGTGTGCCATCCCTTGATTTCGCCGAAAAATCCTATTTTTGCGTAAAAATTAATGAAGTTTGTTCGGTTGCCAAGAAGCTCAGGATTGACGATTTTCAAAATACTGAACACTTCATCGAAATTATTTTCCAGTGGCGTGGCGCCCATAGCCCAAAAATATCGAGACGGAATTTTGCGTAAGGCTTTAGAGGTTTTGGATTGCCAATTTTTGGCGCGGCTGACTTCATCAGCGATAATGATTTCTGGTCTGGCTCGACCGAATAATTCAAAATAGGAATGGATGGCTTCATAATTGACTATGAGAAACATGGTATTCCCAGCTTCCCATTGCTCAAATGTCGCCGCTCTCTCATCTTTACTGCCGTCAATCACCAGCGCCCGCTCGTCTGTGAATTTGTGAATTTCTTCTTGAACTTGGAATTTTAAAGTGTTCAATGTGACATATAAGACTTTTTTAACATCACGGAGATTCTTGAGAATCAAGCAAGCATTAATGGCAGTGGCTGTTTTTTGGAGACCAACAGCATCAGCAAGTAAAACTCTTTCACCGATAGCAAGGAAGGCTGAACCGACACATTGATGCGGGTCAAGTTTAATTTTGGTGAGCATGAAGCAATCGTTACCGTCGAGTTTTTTCGTATTTTCAAGTTCGCCCTGAAAGGCGTGGAATGCCTTTAGAGCTTGGTTGGCTTGTGGGCGTTCAATAATTTCGACTCCCTTTTTTAATAGAGCGCCTGTGACCATATCGTAAAAAATATAGCGCCCTATCCAACATTTTGATTTCTTGTCCCAAGAGCATCCAGGAATGCTCCTGACGAGTTCAATCAAAGCCATGTCGTATTGGAATCTAATAAAAAAAGAGAATTGGTCTCGCGGCAAAATTTCAGCTTTCATGTTCATGGAGTTGTCCATCTTACCGCATTTGTGGCTATTTTTGCAACATCAAAAATGCTCATATTTATAGATGCAAAAATAATTTATGCTTTGGACATCTCAATCGTATTCTATAGTAAGAGGAAACCAATATGGACAAACATAGTGAAAAAGGATTGAAGACGCTTGAACTCATGGGAACTAAGCCGGACGATTGGGGCTTGGTTGAAATCAAATGGGTTCAAGAAATGCGCGACATGCCTGTAAAAAAACAATGCCCAACTTGCTATGGGATTGGTGAAGCTCACTTTGAGCAAGATGGCTCTCTGGCTATCAATAAAATTTCTAGCTCTAAAAATTATTACGATTGGAATGATAGACAAAAACAAATCATGTCTTTACCATATGGTAAATGTCCAACATGCCCCACGAACCGCAGAGGGTATGGGACTGGCGAAGTCGTGACTTGGAAGCCTATGAAGGTTTGGATTGGCTACCCTCAATGGGAAGCAGGGACAAAATTTGATTCAAGATTTGGCGGGGTCAATAACCATTGCGGGCTGTGTCAAAAGCACATCAAAGCGAGTGGATTTGTGCCTGTGCATGGCAAAGACGCCAATGGACAGGTTCATGCTATGTATATTGGTCAGGACTGCGCGAGGAAGTTTTTGGGCATCAAGAAGTGGCGCAAGGATGGCACTGCTCGTATTTCAGAAAGGGCATAGTAATAATAAGGAGGAACGTCATGATTGAGAAAAAGACACGCATTGTTCATAAGAGCATCATCAATAAAAAGATGGTCAAAGCCATCGCCAAAGCCAATGGCAAGCGGGTAGGGCGAAGCTTTCTCTATGCCGTGGAGGTGTTTTTGCATCGGAAAATCAAACAGGCTTGCGAGGTTCATAATGGAGGAGCCAAGACGCTAGACGCGACTATTGCCGGATATGTGGGAATAAGTTAGTAGATTGTAATTTAGTTATTAGATTGTAATTTAGTGGGCAAATATGCTAAACTTAATAATGAGCGAGAGCGCATAGGAGAATATCATTGCATCAAAAATGTAATCCTACCTTAAAATTGCAACAAGGAATTTTGCCAAAATATAATTCTTGGAACAATATATTGCAACGTTGCGAAAATAAAAACAATAAAGCTTATAAAAATTACGGCGGTCGAGGAATTAAAGTCTGTAAACGTTGGCATAAATTCAAGAACTTTTTAGCCGATATGGGATTAAAGCCTTCGCCGGAACACACGCTTGAGCGCATCGACAATAATGGCAACTATGAACCAAAAAATTGCAAGTGGGCTACGCAAAAAGAACAAAATCGAAATATGCGTAGAACGATTAAAATTAATGGACTGTATTTAAAAGATTTTGCCAATAAAAATAATTTGAAATATACAACTGCTTGGTGTCGTTACCATCGCGCAGGAGACAGAGGAAAGCGCTTATCAAGACCAATGTCATTTAGCCGTCTTCATATCGAATAATGAGCGAGAGCGAATAGGAGGAATTATGGCACGTCTTGAAATTTATAATTGGGAACGAGATTCTTTTCCTGCCGAAAGGGAAATCAGCATTCCATACCCCGAACGAATATTCCTACCTCGCATTATTGCTAAGAAATTCAATCTTCCCGACATTGGCGTTGAATGTGATTTAAACAATTCTGGAGGCAAAGCCTACACGAGCACTTACCGTCTCTATATTCGCCTGCCCAAAGCGGGTCACTGGTGTTGCCTTGGGACTATCTATCATGAAGTGGCGCATATTTTGAACTATGAAAAATTCAAAGGGCGCGGGCATAGAGGCACGTTTAAGAAGGCACTCATTAAAGTTTACTGCGAAGCAAGGCAATTCATAGACAAGGCGCGTGCCGAGGCGCAGACCATGGTAGACAGGATGAATGTTGAAGTCGAAAAGAAAATTGAATCACAGAAGAAGCATGAAGACCGAGCCAGCAAACTTAAAGCCATCCGCCAAACTCCTGCCTATAAAATTGAACAGCTTAAGAAGAAAATTAAAAAGTTAGAGACAAAAAGCAAAAGGATTAAAACAGCCATTAGCAAGGCGCAGCGGTCTCTGGCGAAGCGCATGTGGCATCAAGCAAAGAAGGCAACGGCTCCCGTGCGTGAGGAGCCGACACTAGACGCTCCAGGCGGATTCAAGTATCCAGGACAATTGCCAGACAGCATGGGATAAGACATTTTTAATCAAATTAGAATAAGGAGAAATTATGTCTACTTGTGAATTATCAGTTGCCGGACTTAAAAGAGTGTTGGAATTAATTGACGAATTATCTGCTTGGAGAAGGGTCTTGGCTCGCCATGCGGGGCAGCAGAAGCGTCAAATATCTGTTAAAGGAATCGGGGAGTACACTTACAATAAACGAACAAAAAAGGTGTCATGGCAACCGTCGTAAAAAATTAATCGTCTTCAATAACTTCATTGTCAAAAAATAACCACTCATCATTCTTTTCGCTTGGCTTAGGAAGGACGACTTCTTTGCCTGCTTCGTTTATGGCGACGACCCACTCGGCGCCAATGAATTTAAAAATCAGAAATTCTCCTGGCGCGAAATCTTCGCGGCAGTATCGCCTTTTGTTCAACTTGATATCTTTAATTTTCATTCATGAATCCAAATTGAGCGGTCACATTTATGACCTTCATGTTTTGTGTCAGGACATGGGTCGGTGTTAATTTTTTTACATGATGCGCATCGCCCCGTGCGTATGCACCGAGGTCGACAGGCGCGGCGCGTCAACTCAATATGCAAGATGACCATGTTGCGCCCGCAATATTCACAGCGTTTGAATTTGAATTGTTCAACTGACATTCTCAATTTTACGAAAAGAGAATCGACTCGATGGCGGGATATAACAGGCTCAAACAAAGCATTGAGATGCAGTATTTGACCTTTTTGATTGCTCTAATAAACACGCTTATAAATAGCGTCGTTTTGGATTTATGGTTTGGAACAGTCAATCGTATTCTCTATTGAGGGAGCAAATTGATTTAAGGAGGCACTAAAATGGCGCATAATCTGAATGTAACGAATGGGAAAGTCAGCATGGCATACACGGGAGAAAAGCCTTGGCATAGCTTAGGGACGCACGTTGAGAACGCTATGACTTCGGCACAGGCAATTGAATTGGCAGGGTTGAATTACGAAGTCGAAAAAAAACCCATCTACGCCTATACGGGCATGGGTCATGACGTGAGCGTCGACAACCTCAAAAAGGTTCCCAATAAGTGGGCGACCGTCCGCAAAGACACCAACACGCCTCTTGGCGTTGTGGGCGACCGTTACACCGTGCTTCAAAATAAGGAAGCGTTTCACCTTACCGATGCCCTGGTTGGAATCAAAGAAGCCATTTATCATACGGCAGGAGCCTTGGGCGACGGCGAAATAGTTTGGATTCTTGCCAAGCTAAACGGTGTTATTGAGACCGTCAAAAATGATATCACCGAAAAATACCTGCTCCTCATGAACCGTCATGATGGCTCCGGCTCGGTCATTGTGAAATGGACGGGCATTCGGGTTGTTTGTCAAAACACGCTCAACATGGCGTTGACAAGCAATGACAATGAAATCTCCGTTGCTCTGCGTCACACCGCCTCAATGGGTCTTAAAATCGAAGAAGTTCGTCAGGCTCTTGGCGTTATCTCGGCGAAAGAAAAGATTTTTGCCGAAGCCTCTAAGAGACTTGCCACGGTTCAATTGACCCAAGGCGCATTCAAGGATTATCTCAAGACCCTTGGTTTGGCTCCCAAGGGCGACGAGGAAGGACGGGCAAAGACGAACATCTTCAATATCATGGAGGAAGTGTCCGGCTTGTTCGAGCATGGCAAGGGAACCGAAATTCCTGGCGTGCGGGGCACGCTTTGGGGTGGGTTGAATGCCGTGGTTGAATATGCTGACTTCTATCGGCAGACCCGTGGCTCTGAGGAAAATCGCACGAAGTCACTTTTGATGGGTAGCGGAGCCGTGCTTAAGCAAAAAGCGTGGGACGTTGCCTTGGAATTGGCGAAGTAAGCTCTCTCCTCTGCCCTCCTTCAGGAGGGCAGGGATAGGGAACTTAAACGAGTGAGCGAGAAAGGAGGCTTCAATGGAAAATTCAGTATGGGTTTATAAACAAACTGAACCAAATTTATGGACAGTAGGATTTTACGACCCTCAAGGAAAATGGCATCCCGAAAGCGACTATTCTGATAGTGACGAAGCAGCAAAACGAGTGCATTATTTAAATGGCGGTCATGAGTAATGAAATCGAAACAATTTTCATCGAATGGCGAAGTGCAATACTGGCAATGCCCTCAACACGGGTTCCATTCAATTCTTATTAACGCCCAAGACCAGCCCGTGCTTCGCGATAAGCAATACGCATGTCCATATGTGCAAAAGATTTTAGAGCGACGCATTCAGGTTGGCGGGCATTACATTAAAGGGAATAGAGAAGTGGTCATAACTGGCATAGATGGCGGCGACGTGGTTTTTCAAGACAGTGCCGACAGGCGGCGTTCAAAAATTCCACGAGTAACTTTTCAACGATTATGGAAATTAAAAAAGTGAAGAAAAAACAAACCTGGGGAAGACTGATTCGATTTGAGACCAAGGTCGGCGGAACCAAGATTCGTGTGACGATTGATATTCCTTATGATTGGTTCGCCACCCATACCAATGAGCACGTCCATAAATATTGGCAAAGGCACAGGAGGCGTCATGGAAAATAAAACGGAATCGACAACGTGGGTTTATATCAAGAGCGAGCCAGAACTTTGGACGGTTGGGTTCTACGACCCAAGCGGGAACTGGCACGCCGATAGCGACCATGACTCAAGAGAGGACGCCGCCAAGCGGGTTCATTATTTGAATGGAGGTTGCCAACATGGACATAGGTAATAGATTTGGGCTTTTAACCGTAATAAATAAAGTCGCTTCTGGCAAATATAGCCAAGCACGCTGGCGTTGTCGATGCGATTGCGGAAAAGAGCAGATTGCTTATCAATCCAATTTGCGTCGTGGAACAACTCGTTCATGTGGTTGTTTGCGTGTGAAACTTCTTACAAAGCATGGCCACAATGCTGCTCACAGAAGGTCGCCAGAGTATCGAGCTTGGCATCATATGATTCAACGTTGTGAAAACAAGAATGATAAAGCATATAAAGATTATGGTGGGCGCAACATCACAGTTCATCCACCGTGGCACAATTTTGTTAATTTCTTGTTTGATTTGAAGGCAACTATTGGTTTGCGTCCATCGTCAAAATTATCTCTCGACCGCATCAATAATGATGGACATTATGAGCCAGGAAACATTCGTTGGGCAACGGCGCAAGAGCAATCTAATAATCAACGTAAAACAATCCAAGTTAATGGTTGTTATCTTTCTGATTTTGCTCAAAAGCATAATTTATCTTACGAAACTGTCCGAGTGCGCTATCACAAAGGCGAACGAGGCACAAAGTTAATACGACGTGTACAAGGTTGGTCAAAATAATTAAAGGAGCGCGAGTGTATATGAATAAAACATATAAAAATGAGCCTCTAGTAGACCCTGTGCACGTATTATGGGCGCGACAAAGGGAAAGGGAACATCTGCTACACGCAAATACGAATGCACCTCCAGATATTTATAAAGCTAAATTGGCTGATATCTTGTTTACAAGATTTTCAAAAAATAGGATGGGAGGATGGTTTTTTAAAATTGCGCAAGGAAAATATAAAAATGAAGTTGTCGCCGCCTATCCGTGTACTATAAATATGGCTGTATCTTGGTATTCTGCAATGACGGAAGGTAAATTAATTGGTGACGGGGATATATCAGACTTAATTGGGAAAAAATGTCGCATCGAAGTTAAATTGAATCGAATTGGAGTGAGGCGAGTCGAAAGAGTTTTTCGATTCAAAAGCAACAAACACAAAGGAGCGTGAGCGATTATGGACAATGATAAATTGAATGAAGCTCTGCTTACTATGGTCATTAAAGCCAGGGATTATGTCGCCAAAACAGATAAATATAACGACGGCAATTATTTTGAAAATAAGTTCATGAATGAACTTGAAGAAGCCATTGCCATGGCGAAAAAATAAGAGGAGCCGAATATGAAAAAAGTACGAATAACGCTTGAGCTTGATTCTCATTTTGTGTCAATGCTACGGGCAACGTTGTCCATGCGCCATGCGCTTAATATTGAGACTCAGCCTCAACTTACTGCGGTCGAAGCGCTTGGTGTTGTGGTTTATGGTGAAGCTCGCGGCGCTTTTGAGAGCGACATTAACGCCATGACGCCGCACGAGTGGAGACCCCATATTGAAGCAATTCATTCTGAACGCAAAGTCATGGAGGAAACATTATGAAAAAGAATGCAACCATACCGTTACTGGAGCAGCTGGGGCAATGGATTCATGACGCATGGAAAAAATATACCGACCTTTACGGCACGCCTCCGCATGGCACTCTGCCTCAAACAATGTGTCTTTTAGAATTGGGAGTCAGGAGGAATCTTGAGAATGCCGTTAATTCTTATAAGGCACTTTTAGCGGAACATAAAGCGTCAGAGTGTTTTTGTGTTCCAGAAAATACGGACGTATGCGAATGGTGCATTGCTGAGAATCTTATTCCTCGCGGCGACATTGAATTGTAAAGGAGCTATCTATGAAAAAATACGCGCCGACACCATGGAAATTATCTTCAAACGAATGGGGATGGTCAGTGCATTCCGCAGACGGTATGTTGATTTTTGAAGGATATGAATCCAAGGAGTTACTGGTGAAAATTGCTCGCGCTGTTAATGCGTATGAGAAAAATATGAAACTGAAAGCCATCACTAAAACGAGGAAAACGTAATGCTTATTGATGATATTGCTGAACTGCGGCGCGACCCAAAAAAGATGCCAAACAACTTTAACGAGTTGCCTGCGGACTTTATGTCTGAATTTTTTGACCGAGAGAAACCAGTAGTTTTTAAGGTCAATAATGTTTGTGAATATATGGAAGCAAAAAAGAATGAATGGGATTGGAAAGACTTTCCTAACGTGGCGCCCGCTTATCGCTCAATGTGGATGGAATGGAATTTACCAAACGAGAATCGTCAGACCATTGGAGTTTTAATTAGCAGCGCCGAATGTCGAACCGCGCAAGAAGCAGAAAATACTTTACGTGAACTTAAGATGACGGTGCTGATTAAATTTGGCTTGAAGGGAACAGACAATGTAGCTCAATCGCTTCTTGATATGGCTGATGTGCCGCCAGAGGAATTAAAATGGATTTTGCACATGACCATGTTTGTTCGATTCAATGTTGAAAAATTGGTCATGTTCGTCGGCAATACGTTTTTGCTCGCCAAGGCGAATGGGGAATCATTCGCAAGCCCTGAAATTAACGGTAAAGGAGTCATGAGTCATCCTTCAAATTGGCTCGTGGAAATGCTGAAAGAACGGGCGGAACAAGGTCATCAAAGCGCTATCGAATACGCTCGTTCAATGGCGGGCGTCCCATGTATGAGCCTGAGCTTCCTTCATGCCCGTGGAATCAAGGAACAGGCGGCGCCGCCAATCCCTGACGCTTTGCAGCGAGCCAGGATTCGTCGCGGGCGGCTCCCGCTATTTCGCCATCACACGCTTGTCTTGGACGTGCCTAAGCGAATCATCCGAGAAGGCAACCAAGGTAGCGAGGATTTAACGCCACAGGCTCTTTCGATAGTCAGGGGTCATTTTAAAAATTTCACTGATAAACCGTTATTTGGAAAATATCGTGGTTCCTGGTTCTGGCATCCAGCAGTGCGTGGCGACAGTAGATATGGAACTATCACCAAAGATTACGAAATCAGGAAAATTAAAGATGAAAAATAAAATTGATATTGGTCATAGATTTGGTCGTTTAGTGGTTACATCAGCGGCTCATGCTTGTAAGTGTAAAGCGTGGCTTTGCCAATGTAATTGTGGCAAGAAAGTGATTGTAAGAGCGGGTAATTTGCAAAGTAAGAATACTCAATCATGTGGATGTCTGCAAATCGACCAAGCTAAAAAAAGAAATACAATTCATGGTCAATCTCGTCGGTCTGGATGTTCTTCGGAGTATCGTTGTTGGATGGAGGTTAGACAACGCTGTGAAAATAAAAATAACCATGCGTACAATCGTTACGGCGGACGTGGGATTAAAGTTTGTAAACGTTGGCATAATTTTAATAATTTTTTTGCTGATATGGGCGTAAAGCCATCGCCAAAACATACGATTGAGCGTATCGACAATGACGGAGATTATAAATCTGAGAATTGCAGGTGGGCAACTTACGCCGAACAAAATAGGAATAAAAGAAGTTCTCTAAAATATAATGGAGTACCGTTAATTGAATTGGCAGAAAAAAATGGATTGGTATATGAGACTATTAGACGACGCTATCTTCATGGAGACAGAGGCGCAAAATTGATACGCCCAAAAGAATATATGAGAAGGGATGAACATATTAAAGGAGTAAATATGAATAAGAAAGAGCACATCAAGCGACATAAAATGCTTCATGCCATGTTGGACGAATTATTGGCGGACTGTATAACGCACAATCGAAGTTTTTTTCCATCTAAAAATACAGTAATGGATTTATTGGAATGGTCACATCAACAAACCATCAGCCCAACGAAGTATGAAAAATGCAAAAAAAATTGAAATCATTTTGGCGATGGCTCTTTCCAGAGCCGATGCACACGCCCAGCGCAGGTTTAACAACGCGACAAATTGGACAAATGATGGCAGGCTTTAAGCCGATTCCTGATAATCAGGTATCAGACGCAAAAATTGGAGGATGAATATGTCAGAAATAGAACGAGGCACATTAAAAGATGGCGAACCGCACCCAGCGGCAGAAATGGCGGCTGGATATTTAAAAGCATTGCCTCCTGATGATATAGCAATGTTCCAGGAAGCTTTATCTTCATGCGCCATTGAAGGTAATAGGTTTGCAGAGGTGTGCGGTGAAACCTTACGCAGGTTTGTAAGTGGCGAGCCTGTGAGTGACAGATATTTACTGGGCTTATATGCGTTTGTCTCTTGTGGCTTTAGGAAACCAGAAGTCGAAGAAAAGCTTATCAGAAATCATCGGGACGGCATTGGCGACGCCCTGGCTTATCTCCACATGCTGGCGGAGCGAGAGAAGGGCGGCTCGCCGGAACGCATTGCTTTATTTAAGGCTGCCGATGTTATTGAGCATGATTTGTTGGGAAAAACGCGTAACCGATTGCAGGCATTCAAGGATATCAAAGATGAATAATATAGTTATAGGAAGTAGAGTTGGTCGATTGGTTGTGATTGCTGACGCTTCAATATACGACTATGTGTATTGTCGTTGTGATTGTGGAAACACGGCAGTTATTAGTCGTTCTAAATTACATTGCGGCAAAACTCGTTCATGTAGAGGTTTATTAATTAAGCGAAGACGAAGAAAAAAATGAACAACTAGGAA